GAACGTATAGATTGTACAGATTGGGACACTTCGGGATTTGTAACATCTGGTGGCATATTCCAGAATTGTACTAATCTTAAAGAAGTTAAAGGACTTACTGTAAAGCCAGATAAGGCTTGCTCTATTTCAAGTATGTTCCAAAGCTGCTCCTCCCTCACCTCCTTAGACGTCAGCAATTGGGATACTTCTAATGTTGTTGATATGCAATATATTTTTTGTGGATGTGGCAAATTGGAAAGTTTAGGCGTTTCTAATTGGAACACATCTAAGGTTACAAATATGTATTGTATGTTTGACTCTTGCACGTCGTTAACTTCATTAGATGTATCTAATTTTGATACTTCTAATGTTACTAATATGCGATTTTTGTTTTATTATTGCAGTAGTCTTACTTCTCTTGATGTCAGCAATTGGAACACATCTAATGTTACCGATATGCATGGTATATTTTATTATTGCAATAGTCTTACTTCTCTTGATGTTAGCAATTGGAACACATCTAATGTTACCGATATGCAGAGTATATTTTATTATTGCAGTAGTCTTACTTCTCTTGATGTTAGCAATTGGAACACATCTAATGTTACCATCATGCAGAGTATATTTAATGGTTGCAGTAAATTAGAAAGCTTAGACGTCAGCAATTGGAACACTTCTAATGTCACCACTATGCGATATTTGTTTGGTACTTGCAAAAATCTTTCTAATCTTGACGTTTCCAACTGGAACACATCTAATGTTACAAATATGTATGGTATGTTTAATAATTGCAGTAGTCTTACTTCTCTTGATGTCAGCAATTGGAACACATCTAATGTTACAAATATGTATGGTATGTTTAATGGTTGCAGTAAATTAGAGAGTTTGGATGTTTCTAAGTGGGATGTTGGGAAGGTGACGGATTTTGAGAGTATATTCCAAGGCTGTAAAGTATTAAAGGAGATTAATGTTTCTTCTTGGGATGTTTCAAAAGCTGTACGGTTTAGATTTTTATTTAAACATTGCTATAATCTTGAAGTCTTAGATTGCAGCAGATGGACAAACACGATTGTAGATTCAATAGCTGGATTTGCACAAGATTGCATACAGATTAAATCGTTAGATTTAAGTGGAATTGTAAATGAGAATATAGCGCATATGGATTATGCTTTTGCTGGATGTACTAATCTTGATGTTTTAAAATTTAAAAATCTTGGAGCGTATAATGGGAGTATCAACACTACTAACATGTTCCTCAGTAGCCCAAACCTCGGCTCATCCCCCGAAGGCTTAGAAGCATTACGTAATACACTTATTAGGGATAGTTTCGACAGAGCAAGCGCAGGATACTCGTCAGTGACTATCTCACTTCCGAGTCAAGTTAAAGCAAGACTTACGACAGATGAAATAGCACAGATAACGGCGAAAGGGTTTACGATAGCATAAACCCCGTGCTACATTACGAACTTTTTAAATTTTACGAATATGCAACAGACAAATTACACAATGAGGGTTCTTCAAGCCGACAACGGCAAGTACCTCACCCAAACAAAAGACGTTGACGCCCTTGAACGCATCGTCACAGCCGACAAGGTCTACCTCGCCGCCAACGCCTCAGAGGACGATTGGCGCGAAATCTCCCAAGAGGAAGCCGACGCCTACGAAGCCGCACGGAAAGAGGCGGAAGAAAAAATGAACGAGGAGATGAACAAAGAAGCGGGAGCCGAGTAATCTCTTTATCACGCCTCCGTCTTTTACGGCGGAGGCTTTTCCTCCGAGGCGGAGAGTACCGCGGGTATGATTAAGGAGGGACTAAAACGTGCTTATTTTAGAGTCAAAATGAATAAAGTTGTTAAAATACTTAGGAAATCCACGCTAATAGCAAAATTTCTTCCATTTGCGTTTGGAGTTTCTGATTTATTCTACCTATATTTGGGTATTCATTTCTGCTACATATCTCCCGTAGCGGCAATGATGGCACTCTTGTTATCTTTTGTGTATAAGATGTGTTTTTGGCATAAGGTGCAATGTGCATTGGTTGTGTTTGTCGGTCTTTTTGGTTCCGCCGATTCATGCAATCCAATGTTTTGCTACCTTTTGCTTTTATCATTATTAAACGGACTTTTAATTCTTTTATTCCGCCTATGGAGAGCACGACGTGCATGACGAAGCAACTTGTCGCTTTATGCGACTTCATAAAGTATCAGCTTGAAAACGACAAATGTACGGCAGACGAAATTAAAAGCATCTATCGGATGGTTGAAACCAATCTCGAAGTGGATGCTACAACGAAGGACATTGCCGAGTTTATGAATCAAAGCGAGAGTAACGTAAAAGCTGTAATCAGCCGCAACTACGGCGACAAGCCTAAAAGGAAGGTTTACCACAGCATGTTTTGGTTCTTGAAGAAAATGCCTTCAAAATGGCTTTAAGACATTCTTTATTTCATATCATTTCACTAAGCATAGAGTTAATTAAGGATAAAATTGAAAATTTCTTTCCATTAAAGATTATTTCAAGTTTTATTGGTTAATGTAAAGCGCTGTCTGAGAAGATGGCGCTTTTGCTTTATATACACTTACACGTCTGCATATTAGCCACATATGCTTATTTTGTAACCTTTTTGTAATATGGGGCTGTCTGTATTAGCTTTGCTGTACGTTAATATTGACGGAAAAACCTTTAATCCTACGAATCATGACTGATTTGAGTATTTCAGACGTAATGGCTCTTCGCGACGACAAGCGCGACAGCTACGGTTACGGACACTGCCACAATCGAGGCGTGGCGGCTACGGGTCTTGCCCTTGGTGCAAGCGGTTTGGGTATTGCAATCTTCGGTGGTCTTGCCATCGCTTACGGCCTTAACGCAGCTTCAAAAGCTCGTGCGGCAGGTAATCAGAATGCAATCAACCAACAGCAGCAGTCTAATGCACAGCTGTTCAATCTCCTCGCAAATCGCGCCATTGCAGACGGTCAGCGTGCCGACAACATCACCCTCGATGTTCAGCAGACGCTCCGTAATTTGGCGGGCGCGACAGCTACGGGAGGCTCGGCTTCGGCATTGGCCACCGCGGAAGCTTTAGCTCTGTTGCAGAATAACAACTCAAACCCGCTTAGCTCTGTAATTCAAAATTCATGTGCGCTTCGCGTACAGAGAGTTTCTACTCAGGACTGCGGATGCGGTTGCAACGGCTGAAAGTATTAACCCCAAAAAAGAGGTAGCTTTTTCATTCGAAGGGGCTACCTCTAATTTAAAAAGATTATGTTCTCAAAACGCAAACCGATAGACCTTCGCATGATTAATCCAAGTTCAAAAATGTCCTTGAAAATGACCTGCCTCGCTTCGTGCAAGGGCGACATAGACCAAGCTATGAAGCTGTATAACTTCTTGGCGGACGGAGTGGAATCCATGCCGGACTTCGACATTCCAAGGCCCAGCGTGTTCGACCAGCTGAAAGAAAGCGCAGGACAAGTTTACGGATGGGTCAGAGATAACAAAGACGACCTTATGCAAGCTGTGGAGTATATTCAGTCGATGAGAAACGGAGCAAGTACGGCGGTAGCGACTACGGAAACTGCGGCTACGGAGATACCTCCATTACCAACTTTAACTGAACAGTCATGAAGCCCGCAAAGATAGAATTTTTCGTTTACGTCGAGAACGATGCGGAAGCGGCGGAGCTTTCAAAGTCACTGTTCGGCTTTGTGGACGGCAAACGACAGATGGGCATCGCTGTAACGGCAAAAGCTTTGATGTCGGCTCTCGACAAATTCAAGGACAACCATTTCTTAAACTCATACTTAAAGAATCATGGCAGATAAGACTATATTTCATATCATGGCCGAGGGTATCGGTAATATCAATCAGAACGTCGTGGAGCTGTACCGACTCGTTGAAGAGCAATCCATAAAGATTGATGCGATGTACGACGCGATGTATCCAGAAGAAATTTCCGAGCCAACGAGTGACGGCGCGGAGAAGAACAAACAGTAGTCGCTCTTAAAACTATTTATCATGAGTTGCAATTGTAATCAGGTAGCCGTGCCTAATATCACGGCAACGCTCGCGGCAGGTAGCGCCACAAGCCCTTACTACGTAATGTGTAACATCTCGCAGAAACTTTGTCAAAAGACCTGCGCGGACAACACACCCGTATTCAATCCACGCTTCAACGTGGTGAGCTTTTCGAAAGTCGGGACGTCGCAATACATGGCTACGGTTCATGTAGAGGGCATCATCTCGTACATCCCTTGCAACGGAGGGTGCGACTGCACGAAGCAACAGCCCTTGTCGGCCAACTTCACCATTCCGTTTTTCGCCGCCACCACTCCTACTTCCGTCACCGTGGTTCAGGGAGCCACCATTAACGATGTTGCTGTCAGCGGATGTCAGAACTGTTCGAAGAACTTCGTCAGCGAAACACCGCTCGCATTAACCATCGCTTGAAAGGCGGCAGACATTGAAATAGATGTTCCTGATAACTCTTGCGATAGTAATGACCGCGACCATAAGCGTCCACCTCGGCCTGACGGAGGCCATAGCGGATGTCATTAAGAAGATTGCCTCCTGCCCTCAATGCGCGAGCTTTTGGATGTGCGTGCTTGCCTCGTGGCACTGTGACTGCGACATCATAGAAATCGTGGTATTCTCGGCAATAGGCGCATACCTTAGTAATTGGTTCGGGTTGTTACTGTCGCTTCTAATCAACAAATACGAAGAATTATGGCAAAAAGTAAATCGAAAGAAGTGACCGAGCCTAAAGAGGAGCAGGTCACGACTCCCATCAAGGAGTATCGTCCTTTGCCAAAGTTTCCAAAACATTGTAACAACTGTTGAGTAATGGTAAAGACATATTATCAAATGACCAAAGAAGCCGAAAAACGCGGCACATTCTCAAAGGATGTAATGTGGGGTTCGGTGGAAGCTGTAAGCAACCTTCTCGAGAGCATTAAAGAAGCCCACCCGGCTCTGTATTGGAACTTCATGCGAGAACAGTACGGCGCAATGCATTCCGACCAATACGGCGAGGATTACGCCCGTTGGGATGTTTCTCAAATGAAGTGGACGGACAGAGAGGGCCGTTCTCGGGAAGGGGAGTATTGGACTTGTCATCAAATCGAGGAAGCGACAAAAGGAATGCAGTTCCCTTCGTCGGTTACAAAGTGGACAAAGTACGTAGCTTTCAACGCCTCGGCCACAGACCTTTGCAGAGTCCTCGACGATGAGAAGATTCTCAAAGTCGCCTATGAATTTTTCTTCAAGGATGCCGATTGGGACGAGTCGAAAGACGGGTTCTCGGCGTCAAAAACTTGGGAATACTTCTTGGCCAAGAGCGAGCTTTGATGCGTTTTGAGATACGAAAAGAGGCGGGGTTTTATTCTCGCCTCTTTTTTCATACCTCTTCCGTGGGTTTGTACACACGTCGTATAGTGATATTATGAAAGTAACGCATCATCTTCTCTTTCAGGACAAACTCTTTGGGTATAATAAACTCGCTTATCTTTACGTCCTCGCAGACCTCCTTGCCGTCTTTAATGTATAAAAAATCGCAAGTGTATGTCACGGGATGCTGAACAGTCCGCGTACACTCTTTGTCCTTTGTTTTCAGATGCACCGTGTAGTTCTCGGTGATAGCCGGGATGAGAATATACTTCTTGTGTACTTCAAGACCCGATATGATTCCCTTTGCCTCGGCTTCTTTCAGGACAAGATACCGCTGCATTTCCCGCTTGGAGTCGAACATAATCCCGTCATATTCGACCTTGGAATTTCTATATTTAGGAACATTTCTTTTCATGCGATAAAGTTACACAAAAAATCTAAAACTCTTCCTTTTTCAATTCAATAGTTACTCCCGAGTCTGCAATTATCGGTTTGATTCCAGTTCCTTCAAGCACCTTTTGGATGAATATCTTCTCATTGGATAGGTTACTGCTTAAATGCAGTAAAACGACCGTATTCAGCCTTCTGTTCAATTTATTTATGATGTCGATACAAGTGTTCAGCTCGCAGTGATTTTGCGAAGCAGAGCGCAATTCAACGCCGTTTAATACCGCATCCAAGGCAATATCTTCGGAGTAGTTCGCTTCGATAAGCAGATGGTCGCATTTGATGCTGTACGGAAATGCCGTCAGGTCTGTCGCGAAGAGGAGCGTCCCGAAGTCGGGATGCTGAATGACGTATGAGAAGCACTCGCATTCACCGTGAGGTACCTTTAAAGGGATAACCTTGAATCCGCCCAAGCTGTACTTTTTGCCGTGGTTTACGGTAAGGCATCCGCACTTATCGGCTACTGACTTCGGGCCGCAAACTCGCAGACCGTACATCATAGCCTTTTTCGCCGTAGAATTATTCAAATGGTCTGAATGGGCGTGAGACGCCAAAGCATAGCCGCAAGATTTTAAATTATAATTAAGGCCCCATGCATATGTGTCCCAATTACAACCAAGCTCTATTATGAGGCTTTCTTTTCCTGCGGTCAAGATATAGCCGTTTCCCTTGCTCGACGAGCCTAATACAAATAGTTTGCCCATAGCTTATTTGCTTCCTCCATTTACGTCCTCATTAGGATGGGCTGAAACTCTTTCGTACATCCCGAAATTATCTCTCCATTCAGGCTGTATCATGTTTGGCTTATATCTGCCCTCCTTGATAGCATCATAAAGCACATTGTAACATGCTGTAACATTAAAATTGGAAGATTTGATATTGCGTCTTACAACGCCCACCTGCTCAAAATCAAGTATAAACATCCTAAGCTGTTCTACGTCTTTTTGCAGATTATCGTAGTCCTCTTTAAGCTTTAATACCGCATCGAGGTCTGCTTTTGTCAGCCACGAAAAGTTTAGTCTCATAGTTATTTTGTCTTATAATATTAGTATTTTCAATCCTTGAAATAATCCCTTCCGAAGATTCCCTTTCTGCATTCGAAGTTCTTGAAATCCGTCATGGCGTACAACTCGCGACGCATCGCCCACCGAGCCATATCTTTCTGCCATTGCGGAATGACTTGATGCGGATTGTTCAAATCCCTGAAAGGTTGGGCGGCAAGACGCACCCGCCTGAAATCCTTGAAATACGTCAGGCGCTCATAGGATGCCTGAATGTCGTCGTTAATGATAGTGTACAACAGATACGATGCGGGTCGTTCGCGGTAGCTGTCTATCAACGCCATTGCTTTTACACAATGCTGAATCTGTGCCTTGGTATCGCATCCGAAACGAATCACGGAGAGCCATCTGACCTTGGCGAGCAGTTGCGCTATCTCATCGGTCACAAGTCTTGCATCCAAAGCCTGATTAAAGTCGATTCGGTATCTCTTCTCGACTATCTTCTCGATTTGTTTCAGGCCGTAGTCGGAGGCGAGCACGTTGTTATCCATGAGAATCAGGTTCGGTCTTTTGCCGTTCTCGGATATTTCGTCCACGTCCCGATACGGGACTACGTTACCTTCTTTTTCGGGGACACAGCACCACTTGCACTTGTTCGGGCATCCTCTTGTTATAAAACCGTAGGCGGTCTTTGAATCGACCTGCGGATAAATCGAGTAGTCCGGCGTCATGTCGTCAATCTCTTGGGGGAGCTTCGAATGAATGTCGTATCCCGTGCCGCCCTTGATTATCTCGCAGTCGTATATATCCGTAAAGTCGGGCGTAAACACCATCACCTTGGAGGCATATACGCGGTCATACTGTCCGAACATCGGGTCAGCCCATTCCACATCATCACCCTGCGCTTTATGCCATGCCGATATTTTACAGAGGGCTAAGTTCGGGTAATTCGTCTTGTCTACGTCCAAAAGTCCTATTCTCATATTCAGTCAAACAATGTCAGTTGTATAGGTTGGTCGTCTTTCGGCTGGTCGTCGATGAACATCGTTCGGAAGATATGGTACAGACAGCTGACCACGATGCTGTTTCCCGCAAGCTTGTATTGCTGTGTCTTGGAAATTCCCGCGGCTTGTATTTTATCAATATCTTCGTCGTCGACGTCCATTAACCTAAAACACTCTCTCGGGGTCAGCTTGCGGATTCGATACCGGGTTTCGGGGCCGTAAACCCTTCCCTCCCTTGCCGCTATCACCGTACTACTACTACTACTATCCGTGCAGTATTCGGAGATGCTGTCTTTCGCTCTTGATTCGGCGTTGAACGGTCTAAGCGCACCGTCATTCATGATGTTTACGCCAACCTTGCAGCTTCGGTGCTCCTGCGCTATTTGCCGCAGTTCCTCGGCGGCTCTGGTCGTCGGCTCGCTCACAAAATACAAGTGGCTGCTGTCAACCTGCGTTGTTACCGTTGCGGACTCGATGACCATACTATCCTTCTGTACGGTGGTCAGTGCGTTTGCCACCTCACCGCCCGCCTCGAGGCGTTGCCCCGTTTCGCGCCCGCGCTGTGCGCAGGTCGTGACTGTAATATTATTTTCTTTCATCTTGTCTTGTTTGGTGCTAATAGATTGCGGCTCGACGAGGAGTTGCCCGCGGTCGCTCATTGGGTTGGCGGGTATCGTATTGGAAATACCTTTAACCGAGTAGTTGCTTGTTCCTCGGTCGCCGTATTTCTGAATTATCCTCGGCTCGCCTTTAACTCGTTTGGTATCGAGGTTCTGCGGCAGGGGCGGCAGTTCTTCGTCCCGCTCACAGACCGCCGTCATAGGATAGTGGCCTCCGCCTACGACATTCGTTGCGCACATGGCTGAATAACGAGCCGTTAACGTATAAGCCGCGCCCTCCGTTGTAACGTTGATGGGTTCTTGTGTCATAATCTTTGGTTCTCTGTTCCCGCCCGTGTTGCAAAGTAAGGATGGTGCGACTCCGTTCAGGTCGTAGATTCTGTCAACCTGCTTCGGAAGCCCTCCCCAATTTTTGTCGGGCCTTACACTTGCAATCACTCTCGGACGGATGTCGTTCTCACTCATCGGTTAAAATTTTTGGTTGGTTGCCGTGACCGCAACAGTGGCAAGGCGATATTCCGTCGGGATACACTATCACTGCGTCTTGGCTCGTGCTTGTTTTCCCTGCAACAATCACTTCGGCTCGGTCGTTTTGACGTAGGTGTCGTATTCCCTCGACCCCTCCTTGGTCTTTATTGCTCCACTTATACCCCCCCCCTCTTGGAAGTTGGTCTTAAAGCCGCATCCTTCCGCTACTTTGCGGTCGCAGTGGGCTACAATACGGTCGACTTGCTCCTGCTTCAAATAATAGCTTTCGTCAACGCTATCTTCGAGAATATCGCGAAGTCGTCTTTCGAGCGGAAATGGTTTGGGAAACGTATAACTCTCGGGCGTCGCTCCGTCGCGCCTGATGCTGACCATAAACACGCGCTCTCTATTCTGCGGCACACCGAACTGTTTTGCATTCAAGACTTGATAGAAGTTGTCGTAGCCGTGCTTTTTAAGCGTTTCGCACCACATATCGAAGTCCGGCTTATTCTTCTTCGTTATCATGCCCTTTACGTTTTCAAGCAGAAGATACTTCGGTTTCAGAGCTTCGATTGCACGCTCCGTGTACCATATCAACGCAGACGCCGCCGAGTCGTCACCTTTCTTCATACCCGCTCTCTTGCCCGCCAAAGATACGGACTGACAGCAGGAACTGTAAATGAGAAGGTCTATCGGCTCATTAATCGTGCTGTAATCAGCTTGGGTTACGTCGCCCAAGTTTCTGTCCGCCCATTGAGGAAAAAGAGCGTTGTGGGCGTCTATGGCGAATCTGTCTATCTCGCTCCAAGCGATAAGCTCGTAGTCGAAGCACAAAGGAAAGTCGGCTTTAAGCCTTTCCAAAGCCAAGCACATCGCGTCATATCCCGAGAATAATGTTACAACGTTAATCTTTTTCATGAGTAATTTTCGGGTCTATATCCGTTAAACCATGACTTCATGTTAATTGGAAAACTGTTTAATTTATATTTCAGAGTTTCCTCCATGTTGTACGACCAATATTCCCAAAAGTCGTCCCATGAAAGGCGTTTTTCCACAATGAATATGATGTCGTCCATGCCGAGGGAGAAATCTATATTGTCCGCGCAGAAAACGGTGCCAACCTCATCGCATACCCAAAAGCAGGTATCATAGTCGATGCCGAATCTTTCACACATTCGCTTGGCGTATTCCTCGCATATATCCTCATAGGCTCGTCTAAGCTGTGAGGAGGTATATTCCTTTATTTCCTCTAATTCCATCCTCCCCTCCTTATTCCAAGTATATCCATTACTGCGAAAATAACTATGATTATTACGGATAAGGCGCCGAATGCCGCAAACGGAATCCATAGCGGAGATGTAACCCACCACCATGACCAATCAATCAGGGAGGTAAGTTTCAGGATAAGGAAAATGACAAAGAGCGTGCTTAGCAAGCTCATGCCGCGTCTTGGTATATTATTCATTTTTGTCAGTCTTAGATTTTTAAAAACAAGGGACTGCGAATCGTTAAAAGACAGTCCCTTGAAGATGAGAAAAGAAATCCAATTATCAGAAATCGTCCGCTATCTCAGCGGTCGTATTTTGTTTGTGCGGTTTCTTTCCGTTAACCGCCCCAATGGCTTCTTCCTGAACTTCGTCGATATTGATAACCTCTTCATAGTCGACATTCTGCGCATCGGCATTGTCGACATAGTTGGCAATTGGAGCGTCAATAGTGCCGCCCACCGTAGCGCCGTCGTATTCGACCGCCCGCATCATTTCGATTGATTTAGGGAGGTATTTCTTAATAAGATACTTTAAGACGGTCTTTAGTCCCATGTTGTCGAAGTCAGTGACCCACAGACTTTTACTGTTTTTGAACGTCTTGGAATACTTCATGCCGTGAGCTTTTACACGCTCAACATCCCAATAAACCGTCTTTTCAAAGCCGTTGGCGAGCTGTGCGTAGGCCATGTAACCGATAACCTTGTTCGAGGTGCGCTTGCTTTCGTCAAACTCGTATTCATCTCTGAATCGGTTCTGTCTTACCAGCTCGCCCTCGTAGACGACTTCGTTCACGAGCGAAACAATCTGCCCCGTTCGAAGGGCAAGCTCAACGAAACCGTCGCGCATGAGCTGAAACTGCGCCTTGCCGTCATACGGAACAATGGCCGCGTAGCCGAGGTTCGGATTGATGGGCAAGTCCAGCGCCGCCGCTTGTGCCGCCGCGAGGATAATCGAATTTGGGTCTGCGTTTCTAAGCAGAGAGTTGTTTGTCACAACGTTCGAAACCGACGCGAGAAACCCCACGCTCTTCTTGCCGAGCATATCGGCGAATTTCTTTTGGATTGTGTCGGAATTTAACTTCTGCGTCAACAGCTGAAGTCCCGACACGGGCTTTTGCGGCTGATTGACAGCCACCTGATTTTCTGCCATAGTTAAAAGTAAAGCCCCTTCCGAGCCGCGACGCATCGAAAAGGGCTTTTTAAAGTCTTTAATAGGATGTCGCGGTATCCTCTACAAATATACAAAATGTTTGAAGAAAATAGAAATGATTTACCTCTAATTTTCCAATAAATTTTAGAACAAAGACAATTGCTTGGCTTTATCTTTTTCAACCGACTTAACCGCCTCGTTTTGTGCGTCTTGAACCCTCTTGACCGCGGTTTCAAAATAGCCGTCATGCAACTCTATCCCGATGCCGTGTCGGTTGGTGTTCACGCAGGCAACCATTGTACTGCCGCTCCCCATCGTGGCGTCAAGCACCGTATCGCCCTCGTTGGAGTAAGTCTTTATGAGATATTCAAGAAGCGGAACGGGCTTTTCGGTCGGGTGAAAGTAGGAACCGTTCTTGTGCCCTTTTTGAATGTCTATAATGCTTGTCGGAAACTTTTCGTCCGATATTACGGCGGCCAAATCCGAATACCCTCCGTAACAGCGATTCGTAGGGGTTCCTTTCGGTTTGCCTCGGCTGTGATTACGTTGGTGAGGCTCGCACTTCGACATCTGCGGATTGTAGGTCGGCAGCTTGTCGTAAAAAACGCATATATCCTCGTGACGTCTGAGCGGCATCCGATTGGCATTCAGGAATCCCGTCGTTCGGCCCTTATCCCATATCAGGTTGTAACGCCACATCTTCGGGTTGCTCATCATAAGTTCGGCTGTAAACATTCCCTGCGAGAAGAGGACAATCGCTCCGCCCGATTTAATGATTCGCTTAAATTCGGCCCACAACACGTCAAGCGGGAGCATCTCGTCCCATACGGCATGTTTGTTGCTCTTGTTCAAGACTCCGTAGGGCAGGTCGGTAAGAATCAAATCCACACTGCCCGACTCCAACGTGGGCAACACCTCCAAACAATTTCCTTTTATCAGTTTCATCATTAATCATTTTAGAACGGTGCCACCTCGCCTTCCGAAGCCGGGGCGAACGGCATATCCACGATAGGCGAATCTTCGGGAATCGAGATAAGTTGTGGAGTCGAGGCAAAATCCATCTGCTGTTGGACGGGTTCGGCGCACCAACCGTAAACAATATGCTCGGCACGAGAGTTCTTGATGCGTCGGCTCTCAGGCTCGTAGAACAATCCGAAGAATCTGTCCTGCTGACCGCTCATACGGCATTTACACAGCTGAACAATGGTGTCGTACTGTTCGTATTCCTTTGCCCGCTCCTGCCCCAAGAAGTTGCCCAAGCGTTTAAGAAAGTCGATTCCCCTTCGCGATACAATCAGCACGTTGTCGACAAGGTTCGTCAGGTTGTTTGACCCCGCTACGGACTCCTTTTGGTTTAGTTCTCCGTCGCCCGACTGTTTGCGCGGATGTACGACGAGTATGACGTGAATGTTCTTGGTCTTGGCGTAGTTCTTGATGTCGGTAATGAACTTTGTCTGCTTTTCCAAGTCCTTGCCCTGATACTCCGACAAGTCCAACGCGGACATATTATCCACGACCACAACGGAAACACGCTCATGCTCCACAACGTCCTTGATGTCCGAGAAGAGCTGAAAGAAGTTGTTGCCGTAGTTGTTGTTATAGACCAAAAGCTTTCTTTTCAGCCAATCGTCGATTCTGTCACAGACGTTCTTCGGAGCGTAGTACCAATTGTCGTAGCCCTCCTTCTTCTTGGTGTAGGTCTTGCCCGCGAGGGAACAGTACTGCCAACTCATAAGACGGAATCCCTGAAGCTCGCCCGAGTACATGGCAACCTTGACGTTGCGCTCTATCAGGTTGTTCACGATACACGCAAGCAAACTGCTCTTGCCGCTGCCGCTCGTACCCGTCAGCACCGTCACGTCACCCATAAACAAACCCCACATAGCCTTGTCTATCTCGGGATAGCCAATCGACACATAAGCAAGCTCGTCTATCTCCACGCGCTTGATTTCGCTCGCGGCGAGCCATTTTTTACCCAACTCCTCCGTTTCGGGGAGAGGTTTGAAGGGCGTCCGTTCGAACGAACCGTAATATCGCTGACGTTGGTTGTATTCCGCGATTTCCTTGCGCGTGTAGGCGTCAGGTTCATACTTTATACGAAGGTCTTTAAACGTGAGGTGGCGGTGGCTGTTATGCAGACAGCAGAAGCCGAGCGACCCGTCCGCCATCTTGAAGATTGCGCTGTCGGGAGCCTTGTGATTCGAGTCGAAAGGACATTCTTCAAGCACCCATTTTGTCATGCGGTCTGTGACTACCTTTCGGGCCACCTTTATGCCGTGCTTGTTGATAAAAGCTTCCACGTCGAACGCCTCGGTGCGGTAATTGTTGCTGTAAGAGGGCTGTTCCTTTTGCGGCAACATATTGGCCACCTTCTGAAAGTATTCGTTGGAGTTGATGTTCTCGTACCAATCGTCGGGTATCCTGACGTAGTATGCCATACGCCGGGGTCTGTCGCTGTTCGGGTTGTCGTTCCCTTTATTGCTTGCCGAGCCGCACGCTTTAAGGATGCGGGCTGCGTTGCTCAGTGAGGTATCCACGGATACTTTCTCGTCCGAAAACATCATATCCATCGCGAGCAGAAAGTTTTTCACAATAAGCGTATTCTCTTCCGTATTCTTCATCGCACAGCGGAGCTTAATATGCACGCCGTTTGCCGAGATGTTGACTATCGGCGAATAGAAGCCGTTGTCGCGCAGGAATTTGTATATCTCGTTGGCTTTTGCCTTGGCCAATCCAAGTTCCTCTTCAGTGGCGTTCACACCCGCACATCTCACGGGGTCTATATCAAGCACAACCATATCACGCCCGAGAATATCCCCGTCCGTTGTGGTCTGCTTGGGCTTTACGATAAACTTCTCGCATTGCAGACGACCGTAGCAGTCGTCCTTGATGCTGTTAATCGTATAATAGACTCCGTAGTTGGGGAACGCCTGAAGGCCCGCTATGATGTTGTCTACATTCTTGAAGTATCCGCTCGCTATCTTCCCGTCGGTCGAAATAAGCCTTATCTCGGTTAAAATGCCGTTACGCTTCTCTACGTCCCAAAAACGACGCAGTTCCGTTTCATCTATCAGGTTGTTCATTGCATTAACTTTATGCTCGTAGAACAATACGCCTTAAAAGGCAACTATAAAAAGACTATATATCCGCAATCTCTTCGTCGGTGCATCCGTACTCCAACTTCAAGAGGAGCTTTGCGTAGTGGATAATCTTCTTGACATCCTGCTCCTTTCCCTTGGTTGCATGGCGTGCGGCATACTTGCAGATATTCCCCTCGATGAAGCCCAAATGGTTCTTCTGAATAAACTCTATCGGCTGAACCGACAGCAGGTAATGACTGCCGCCCACCTGCTTGTCGAGAGGCGACAAAGGCTTGTAATGAGATTCTGTTTCGGGCTTCTTTTTATCGCCGCCGACAGCTTGACGGCGGTTCAACTCTTCGAGTCTTATCTCAATCTCATCCAATTTTGACTTGCAGAAATTTACGAAGTCTGCGTCGGCTCGGAGCATGGCGTCGTCTATTGCCCGCATATAACACGCCCTTGCTTCCACTAAACTATTCATTATTTTCATGACTTAATTTACAGTTTCTTACTTTTTGACAGCATTCCGTTATCCACCCTGCAAGGTAGGTCAGCGGTTCGCTGTTTTCGGCATTGATTTGGATTCCAACATAGTCAAGGATGAACAAGGCGGCATGGATGCTCTCGTGCGCCATAACGCTCGGGGTCATAAGCGACTTGGAACGGAACCGAAGCAAAACGCCGTATTCTCCGTCGCTTCGGCGGTATGTCCGCCCCGTATCCGCGTGCGCGTAATCGGGCATCTCGTCCGCGCCAAACTCTTCCATAGGTTTTGTGTTGACCGTTATCCATACAAGGTTGGGATAGATAACGGGGTCAAATTCATATACTTCGCTCTTCTTCTTTTCCATAATTATCAGAAGGTTTCAGACCAATCCAACGGCGTTCTTCCTCCAACTTGGCGAGGTCAAACTCCAAACGTTCAAGAAAGCATTTACCAGTGTCGTCACCGCAAATCAATCGGTCTGCTCTTTCCGCGTAAATATACGCTTTATTAAGATAATAGACCGCTTCTTTAAGCTTTTCCAACTCCAGCTCAGTGTACTCGCTGTAGTTGCCGTCGGCCCAAACGGGAGGAGCGGAGCCTTTCGGAACGGCCAAAAGTTTCTCGTTTCGTTTGACAATGCGAAGAATGTCGTCGGCCCATTCTTTCAGCTCGTATTGTCTGTAATCGAAATATCCACCGCTCATACCTCTTCGTCCTGCTTGTAGGCGATGGCCGCGTTTCGGGCCTCGTTCAGTTTCGACACAATATCCACCGCACTCGTTGCATCCTCGACGACCGCAAAGGCGACATCGTGAATCACAAGATACAGTTTGCCGTTTCTCTCGTTCACCTGAAAGCTGTCCGTAAGCGCCTCCAAGATTTTATGCTCGTGCTCTTTCTTTTTGTCAGAGATATACTCTTTCCATCTTTCCATCAACTTCTTCATTTTTCGAATAATTTCTTGTAACTGTTTAATACGTTTTGACCTTGGGGCGAGGCATAGAATTTACAACACCTCGGCTCTCCGCAGATGCCGCCGCGATAGATGCAAGCCGGAACACAATGCTCCGCCAAGTCTATGTCGATACTCGCAATAGCATCAACCACCTTGGCCCAGACTTCGCGCGTTTCCTCGCTCGCTTTCGTACACAAGCGCTTGTGGCTCGTATTGATAATCATCTCGGCGTTGCAGATAAAAGCCAAGTCGGTAGGTGCCATCCTATCGCACTTCTTCGGTAGGTCGCTTATTCTATTCACTGTGGCAACGCTTGGCATATCATTCTCCATGCACTCCAACAAAACGGTGTCGCAAATCTCCCTGCACTCATCCGTGAAATCCAGACCGCCGCGGTCAGTACGCTTTGACCGCTGAAAGAACTGAACGCCAACGTGAGTCCGAACGAGTTGCGAAGCCACGAACAGCGGAATATCTTCAAGCGTGACGAAGAATATCTGCGTGCGGATGATTGAATGCTGCGAGGCGTAGGCCCGTGCCAATGTCATGTTGCAGGGCTTGCCCGTAGTGTACGAGGCGGCTTGTCGTAGAAGGGCCGCATCGGTCAGTTTGGTGACATTTACTTTCATACTCTGTTTGAATCTTCTTTCGCATGGAGGCCGCAGGTGCGATTCCCGCGACCTCCGCCGCATTATGAAGAAATTTAGATAGTGTCTATGTAGTCGACAAACTTGGTTTCGATAATACCGTCAAGGGTTGTATCCGCGAGGAGACCGTTGCGATAATCTTCCGCCATACCTTTCGCCGAGTCGATGTCCTCGGACTGAATAAGGATGTAAGTCGGGTTTTTCTTTTCCCTGCCCGTTTTCTCGTCAACGAGAATTATACCGATTTTTCCTTTGAAGAACGTTTCATCTTCTTCGCCCTGAACAACCTCGGTGTAAACGGACAGTTTGACGCACACAACGCTGTAATCGCCGAAGTCATGCTTCCCTGCATAAGCGGCAAATTTGGCACATGCATCCACAATGTCCACTGCGGCTACAATGTAGCTTTCGGTGATACGTTTATACGTAGCGTCGTCCATCTTTTTGAATCGTGACGCTTTAAGTTCATAAAGTGTTCTCATTTTGCTCTTTTTTGAATGTTGATACTAAAAGTCGAGTCCGTCTATGGTGTCGACTTCATTATTTTTTAATTCACGTTCCGCGTCAAGCGCAAGATTCGTGTTAGCGGTTCTTTCGTTTACCAAGCCTCCCGTAGGCAGATATTCTCTGAATACGCCTATTTGCACCTCGGTGCCGTTCGGTCGAACAAAAACAACCTCGTGGGAATTTTTCTGATTGTCGACTTCTAACATCTTTCTAAATACGCATGGAATATACTTCTTGCCCGTTTCGGGATTCACCTTTATGGAAGAGTTCAGGATTTCCCTGACAAATAAAAAGCCTTTGCAAAACATAGGTTTTTCGCTTCCGTAGCGGGTACGAAAAATACAAGGCAAACGATTACCGTCGGGACAACATTCCTTTATGGTCTTTTCGTCACACATAAGGTCATAGTCGAGTACGCCCTCGATTCTTACGTCGCGACCCTGATTTCTCGGTATTTCACCGTACAAGTAAGGAATTAAAGAACCTGCATTGTTAATGCGGTAGTCGCCGGTCGCTTTTAATTCTTCCTTAATATTTCTTTGTGCGGCAAGCATCAATTGGTGAGTGCAACCGCGAGCCTTCAATTTTTCATCCGTCGGGTTGACGGCGTAAAACCTCAAAAGAAATCTTCCTCTTTTATCGTGCTGTATTCTCGCCCTCTTCAAGGGAACGCAGAACATAAGCTCTTCCTGCCCGTCATACACTCTGCGCTCCACAAATGAAAAGGGGATACTCAAAAGGTTTAAGCCGCCGAAGTATTCCACGTTACAATACTGTTAATGGTTTATCCTTATAAGTTTCGTCAAATCTCAGACGTATCTGCTGTCCCGCCGTGGTCGGAATAAGCTCGTCGGCGATACAGTCGGCGTCGTCGATAAAGATTGGCGCTTTAAGCTCGAAGTATTGTTGGAACGCTTGGGCGACATCCACCCCGGCAATGATTCTGCTTGCGCGGTTCTTCGTAGAACCCACACTGCCCATCGTTACAACGCAACAGTCGGACAATTCGCCGTTCTTGTTGGTAGTCAACATCTTCACTTCGGCAACCTTCAAATAGCGGTTTACGCGGCATGATATGATGTCGGCTCTTTCGCGCTCGTACTCCGTGAACTTGAACAGCTTGTGTTCTTCCTCGGCAAGCTGTTGCGCCGTGGCGCTCACTTCGGCCCGTTTTACGGCAATATCTTTTTTGATACGCTCGTGGATGGCTCGGTAAGCGGTGATTTCGGAATACTTTTGAACGTCGGTCAAGAGTTGTTTCTTCTCTGAAACGAGAGCGGTCGTATCGGGCGTTTCGGGAACGACGGTGCGATTCGTTTCCATATCCGTCAATTCCTTGTTCAACGCCTGATAGGTGTCCGTTTCGTTGAATGGAACAATCGCGGCTTTCGCTGCTTCAAAATTGGACTTGGCAACAGTCAAGTCGATGGTGTCTTTCGTGTTGAAAGTACCTCGCTTCGCTTCAAGCTCTTCAAGACGTTTTTGCCGCGCCTCTTTTCGCGCCTTGGTTTCAACACCGCGTTTGACAATCGCTTCATGTTCCTTGTCTTTATTTTCGTTGAACAGTTTGCGGGCCGCCTCAACCTGCTCGAAAGGAAGCGGCTGGTTGCATGTCGGGCAGGTCATGCTGTCGTCAAACACACGGGCTTTCACCTCGGCGTTGCGTTTGCGAAGTTCGGTCAGAGCCTCTTCGAGATATTCCACATCGCCCTTTGCGGCGATGATGTCATGTTCGAGGACTTGCTTACTCTTCTCGATTGAAGCATTGTGACGAATGATTTCATCGTTCTGCTGTTTAAGCTCACGATATTTGGCCTCATACTCGCGCAGTGACTCCTGACAAGCAATGTCGTAGTTGAACTTGTACTGCTGAATCTCGGCGCGTTTCTTGACAATTGCGGCTTCTTCCTCTCTGCGCTTGTCCGCAAGCGGCTTGTTCGCCTCGCCAAGACCGACAATCTCGGCGTCTATCTCGGCAATGCGAGCCTTGGCCGCGTCAATCTTCTGCTGTGCGTCGTCGCAGTCGGACAAGTCGGGAAGCGTGCGTTCCTTTGCGGCAAGGTCTGTTTCGAGAATCTTCAAGCGGCGGCTGTAATCGTTCGCATGGTTCATGGTGGCTTGCTTTGCCGTATCGTAACCGAGCTTGGCAATTAAATCCGAGATGAGCGAATAGTCGCCCTTGAAGTCCGACTCTTTAATCTCGCCGATGATGCGCTGAAACAAAGAGCGAAGCTGTCGCCATTCTATGTTCTCTGACTGCAAAGGGTTGCAGAACATCTTGATTAAGTCGGCGTCCTGACCCGCAAAGAGTTCGCTCACTTTGTCCTGATAGACGCTCGCCTGAACCTCGCAGTTGTCGACATAGAATGTGTACTTGTCACTGTTGGCCTTTACAAACTCTTCTTTTCCGCGCGGACGAACCCACTGCGATTTGGCCGAGCGCATAAGGTTCCATTCCACGCCGTCTACGTCAATGACAGCCTCAACGGTGGCGGCGGGTGTGTCCTTTGTCACCTCCTGCGTGGAGTCGAAAAGGTCGAAGTTGGAGCGGTTCGAAGAGTCGGTTCCAACCAACAGCCAAATCCACGCATTGAAGATGGTACTCTTGCCCGCACCGTTATAGGCTCTGATTTCCGTAATCCCGTCATTGAAGGATAATGTTCGCGACTGACCGCGAAAGTTATCCAGCGTCAATGTTTTTAACTTGATATTTTTCATCTTATCTTTTTATTTTCCCGTGCTTCCGTAACCGCCCTGACCCCGCTCCGTATCGCTAAGCTCTTCGACTTCTTCAAACTCGATGTGAGGGAAAGGCATGATGATTAATTGTGCGATGCGTTCGCCGATTTCATAGATGCGAATCTCGTATTTCGCTCTCTCCTTGAATGAATAGGCGGGACGAAACTTTAACGTCACCTCGCCTCGGTAGGGAGCGTCAATCACGCCGATGCAGTTTGCCACCGACATATTGTACTTCGAAACCGACGAGCGCGGGAAGAGCAAGCCGACATAACCTTCGGGTATCTCAAAAGCGAGGCCCGTCTTGTAAACCATGTTGCCGTGCTCGTCCTGATAACGGTCTACGGCCACCAAGTCAAGACCCGCATCCGCCGCGTGTGCATACGTCGGGATTACGGCGTCAGGATGTAACTTCTTGATTTTTACCTTCACAACAATAGATGTTTAGAACACGAAATCTTCGGTTGACGGATTCACGGGAGCATAGCCCTGCGGGACGGGCGCGGTCTGTAACGGGTACTGTTTTGCGGCAATAGGCTTTGCCTGACCGAGCGAAGGCGGATAAGTGCCCTGCGGGAGAGCTTCGCGGCGCTCCTTCGAGAAGGACTGCTTGATGTCGTGCGAATGACCGCGGTCGTCAAGCCCCGTGTTCGGGTCTACGCGGCGCTTTGCCCACATGGAAAGGTTCAGATAAACCTTGCCGTTCGTGGATACTTTAAGGTCGGCCTGATTAAGCGGGATAATCAGACACTGCTGACCCGTTGCCGAGGAAGTTTGAACGTTGGCGCCCTGAATGGCCGTCAGTTCTACATAAAGAGAATAACTTTCCATAATTTTAGAATTAGTTCTTTTCGATGTTCAAATATACAAAACATTTCGATAATAGTCCAAATATTTTTCGGAATATTTTTAAAAAGTTTTTTCGCGTTGAATATTAGCTGTTTACAGATGCTCTATAAGCTCATACCTCCCTTCGCATTCCTTTTTCAGCTTTTCAACACAGCAAAGATACCCTTCACGGTCACTTGCGATGCCGTAATAATCCGTCTTTACGGCGATGCAGGAAGAGGCCATGCAGGAATAGTTCACGTTCCATCTGTCGGCAAACACATCCAGCACCTTGCCTCCCTTGGGACAGAAGCTCTTGACCAATATGTTTGTCAGCGGCTCTTGTCCTTCTTCGATAAGGTAGGCGAGCCTTTTGAAAAACCCCCGAGCGGGCTTGTAGTAAAAGTCCGCCGTCCCGACGCACCAATATATCTTCAAAGGATACGGCATGGCGTACTCGTTGTACTCGACCGACTCCGCACAAGAATCCGTACAGATTATCTCGCAATGGAAGATGTTGTTCACTTCGCCGCGAAGATTGAAGTCGTAAGGCTGTCTTGTCAGACAAAGCAGATTGCCCGTCATTTTCAGGCATCGCACCGCCTGACATATCAGGCCCTCCTCGCAGAGCTTGTCCCAATCGCGAGGCTCGGGATGGAGCACAACCAAATCGAAAAACTCGTCGTCAAACATCGGCATGGCTTCGAGCGGGTCGTCATATTGAAGGTCGATTCTCATTTTTCGGAAAATATTTTAAGTTCGCGTTTCATTATATCAGGCTCGTCTATCACGTTGCCGACAACGCGGCATCGCTTGGGGCGCACCACCGTTCGAAAAGGTTTTACCTCGGAGCCTATCTTGTCACCTGCGGAGAAGCCTTTCATGACCGTACCCTGCGTGGGGTAGATTCTTACCTCGCCGACGTAGATGCCTGACTGACGCCCCGACTCGTTCTTGAAATTCCAAACGCGCTGTACAACGTCGCCCTCGTAGATTTCGTTTCCGTTCATATCAAGCATTCCCGTGAATTGACAGACGGTATCGTAATCCACCTCATACATGAGTCCGCAGACGCCATCCTCGTCTTTCATGATGTAAGTCTTGTTGCGGGTGAAAACGAAGTTGCCGCAGACCCATTCATTATTATCGACGCGCTTGCCCCGAAATCTGATTTCACGGTTGCGCCTCATAACACTTCTCAAAGTTTTTGTTTCGGTTCTTCACCGTATCGGCGGCGACGGTCAATGCGTAAGACATCGCCTCTTGGTAAGTCGGGAAAATGCCGGACTCGTTGGTGTAGGAGTCGCAGGTGCTCATGCTGATTGCATCCCCCTGCCATTTGTCGAATGCGTAGAAAACTTCGGGAGAAATCCCGTGCTCGCGGATAAACCACATCTGCGCCTCGTAAAGGGTCGGAGCCGAGGTGAGGGCGTCGCTCTTCGAATTGTAGTCGTCGCCGAAAGTCTTGCTGCTGACAATGGCTTCGTCAGGGTCGACAATATCATCGTCGTAGATGAAACGAACGGTATCTTTAAAACCTATTGATTTAAGCTCCTTGGCCAGCTCGCGGCTGACCACATCGTTTGGATAGTACATATTAGTGTTTCGGTTAATGAATGATTGTTCGGTTCGGGTTAGAGGTATTGGGCATCTTCGACTTCGCGGTTCAGGATTGCGTCGAGGTCGAGCTTGTAGTCAAGACCGCGTTCGAGGATAGGCAGTACGCCAATCTTCTTCAATTCCTCGTAAAGAAACAGTCGCCCTCTCTGACGCCAAAGCGTGTTTACCGCGGCGTGCTGACCGCCCTTCGAGTCCTTAATCGAATACGTCTTGGAGTCGACATATTGATATGACACATATTTCGAGTAGAGTACCCACTGACCGTTTACCTTGCGCTGAATCTTCATGTGGGCAAGGAGCTTGTTCATGGCTTTTGCCGACATGCCGTAGTCGGCTGCGAGCTGTGTCACCGTGATTGCTTCCTTGGAGTTGAGAATCTGTTCTACGTAGTCACACTTAACCTGCATCTCCGAAACGGCGGCGGAAAGCTCGTTGATATGTTCTTTCTGCTCGGCGGCAATCTTTTCAGCTTCGATGCGGGCCTGACGCTCATCTCTAACCTTTACGAGGATGTTGATAAGGAAGTCGGGGTCGTCCAACGTCTTTTTGAGAAGGTCGTCGGTTGCATAGAGTCCGTTCTTACGGATGGACGGGAGAACCTCGGATGTCACCCACTTACGGAAAGCTTTTGCTTCAGGCTTGCGACTTTCAAGAATTACATCATAAAGCCCATCTTCGTTTACGAAAGAGGCAACCTGCTCTCTTCCAAGGGAGTCAACGATGGGGTAATTTGAAATTACCCCATCTCCGAGGCGTTGAGCCACCCCCTTAGAGGTCAATCCGAGGGATTCACAGACATCCTTTAAGCAAAACCACGGTTCTTCATTTTCAACGACGACTCTCACGTCGCCAAACTGTCCTTTGAATTTCGTTAATTCCATAATTTGTAATTTTAAAAGTTAATACATTGCCCTTGCGGACGTTTGTTTTAAAGAAGGAGTCACCCAAAAGCGGCCCTTTTTTATGTGGTTGTTTATTTAGTTCGCTGATACTCATGGGGGTCTGTAAAACGACGCCCCCCTCTCTGGGATGGGGTGGTTTGAAACCACCTCATAAAAAGGGACAGCCTTGAAACTTCCGCTTAAAAAAGAATCGCCCAACGCGGTTCTCGACTACACGCGCCAGACGATTCTCACATAGAGTTTCTTCATCTTTACCGAGAGGACAGTCGAGATATGTCCTGATTCCAAGTGGGAGCGGAAGGACTCGAACCTTCGACGACCGCCCGCGCGGCGCTCCCGTCTGCGACAACTTCGACCATTGCCAAAATACTCCAAGTAATCAAGATAAGCATACTAACACCCATTTAATTAAACACTTAACAAACTTGAAGGTCTAAGTCGCCGCATGGTGGATGCGCGGGATTCGAACCCGATAAGCGCCCGACTGCGCCGCACCCTCGCGATGCCTAAAAATCCTAATCAAAAAACGGCACCGCATGGCAAAATCGGAGAAAAATTGCAGAGAACTTTATAATCTTCACAGATTCATGACTTTGCGCCCTTTTACGGGCACCCCCCGCGTTCTCGTCGGGGAGAAACAAATCAATCCTTACAAATGGTGATACAAATATAAAGACACTTTTCTCAAATTCAAAGAAAATGTAGGAAAAGTTTTAGAAAAAGTTTCAGTAAGGTAAAAATGGCTAATCCGTAAGAGAAAGTTTCCATTCCTTCGCTTTCAGAAGCCCCAATCGCACCGCCTCCATGTTGTTTTTGTAAAACACGCCGCAGTATTGGGTGATGTAGTCGTATATGACGAAGCGGTATTCGGTCTGCGACGGTGTGGCTTCGTGCCAATTCAGAGCGCCCACTACATTCAGAATCAACGCATCGAAGTATGTGTACTCGCGGATAAAAGCCGACTGCGAGGTGGAGTTCGCATAGAGCGCACCGATAAATCCGCGCTCCTCGACAGACCCGGCGAGGCGGTATTTCACGAGGCATTCAAGAAGCCAAGGGTATTCCTCGACTCTGAATCTCGGTTCAAACATCATGACGAGTCGGATGAAGAGCAGGGGATGCGCCCACGAGGTCTTGCCGCGCCCAAGTTCGGCGGTATAGGTTTCTCCGTAAATCGGGCGGAGCAGGGCACGGTATTCGGAAGTCTGTTTGCTGGCTATCCATTGATGCACGGTCGCGTATCCGCCTCCGCGGGCAAGTCGACGACTGTTGCACACCTTGACCAAATCGGTCACACAAAGAAAATCATTGTCGGCCCGCTGACGAAGCTCGGCGCCGAACATCTCTCTCTTGATTATTTCCATAGGTTCAAAACGGTTTTGGTTATGCCACAAATGTAATCGGATTTTTTAAAACAGCAACGCCGAAGAAGAAAAAATATATTGCGATTTTCAAAACAACGACAACAGAATAAGACCAACTTTTGGGAAAAGTTACAATTGCTTGACAATCAGCAACGTATGAAACGCGAAAAATCTAACGGGAGAAGAGGGGTAAAAACACGAACCGAACTTTTGGAAAAAGTTATAATTGGCTGACAATGAAGCGCTTGGAACACGACAGAAGAGGAGGAAACCGAAAAACAGCGGTCGGATAAGATAAAGACCAACTTTTCCTAAAAGTTCCACTCGGAAAACAGCGACAAAAAAACACGCTTGCTGACAGGTTCTCTAATAAGAAAGAAAAATGTCCCCCTACATCCCCCTAAAAAAGAAAGAATTAAACTCTCCTATATAGAGTTCTCTATACTTAATCATATACTTCTGTATTAATATATATATTATATAAAGAAAAAGATGCTTCGCATCTAAAAAGAAAAGCTCCGCCTCTTTTGCTTGCCCGCTTCGCGCCCGTTATGTTCCCTCCCCGCCTCGTCGCCTCCGCTCCTGCGTCAATTCGTTCGCTCTTCGGGCAGTCGCTCCTCCTCCTTCGGCGGGTCGTCCTTGCGCCCTCTTTTTCGTTCCCGTCAAGCGATTCAGACGGCAGAGTCGGACGCAGACGCGAATATGCCCTGAAAAGCCCCCTAAAATCGCGCAGAATCGCTTATCGCGTCTAAGTCGGACGGTTGTTCAGCCAAACGTCTGAAATCGCGCCCTGAATCGTTTTTCAGCGTCCTTGCTCTCGTTGCTTCGCTCTGCGCCATAGTATCAGCCTCCCAATGTCGCAGCCGCGTCGTCCCTATCATAGATTGGCGTTAATTTTATTGAAATTTATTCAATCTTGCTTAATAGCTTTATCTATCCTAAGTACAATCGCTTTTTTCGTTCCAAAATCGCAGCAGTCCCTTGTCGCCGATGCAATGTCGCAGAAATTTGAACAAGGCGTATCATTGCAAGAAAATCCCAAGCGAGAACAAAGCATCCGAGAAATCATGTCGCAGAAATTCAGAAGAAAAGAAGGGGAATTAGCATAGAAAGAAGGGGGATTAGCTGTAATGAAAAAATAAAATAAAAAAATCTGCAAGAAAGGTAAGCAGTAAAGAAAGAAGCATATAGATAGTCCTGAAAATAAAAAAAACAGAAAAAAATTTGAGAGAAGGTAGCCCCCCCTGTTTGTCCTGGCTTTGCCGCCCCCCCCCTTGCATTGAAAAGGGCGTAAAACGCGGCTGAAGCGGTCGTATTGTAGGCGTTATTAAGCCGAAAAGGGGGCGCAAAGGGGCAAAAGTAGGTAGTAAGTAGGTAGACAATAAAGGGGCGTAATTGCGTGAAAATAGACGTTGAAAGGGGGGTAATTAGACGGCAAAGAGAAAGTAAGCAAAGGGCCTCAAGGCGTCGAAAAAAACAGCTTGCAAAAAACATTTTCCGAAAACATACCAACCGAAACAAACGGAAACATATAAGCTAATATCCTATTGTCGAGAATAAAGAGTACAAACGTATATATATAGATAGATAGATAGAGTAAAGCGAAAAGAGTAAGAGTAAGAGTAAAGAGTAAAGAGTAAAGAGAATATCAATAGAGAAAGTAAGTAGGTATCTATTGTTTCATCATGATGAAAAGTAAGGATTAAGCCCCCCTTTTGTAGTGGTTGAAAAGATAGAGTATGTAGGTAGTACGTGCTTTCGAGCGCTCGAGGCGTCGTAATAGGTAGTATAAGGGCAAAAGAAAAGGGGCAAAGAATATTGCATCTTTGCCCCCTTTGTGTGTGTTGTATCGTGCTTTATTCGTTTGTCGTGCTTTCTTCGAAAGCTTTCGCGCGTGCATTCTTTGCCGCTTTATTAGCGTCGCTTTTCGCGCAAAGATACGCCGTATATTCGCGGCTATAATCTTTGCCTACTTTCGCGCCGTCGATGCAATATAAAGGCGCGTATACAAAGGAAATAACCCCCCTTTCCCTTTCGACGGTTAGCGGCTCGATAATAGCTTGCGCGCGGCCCTTAACCGTGCTAATGTAGCTTTCATCAAGAATTTCGCCCCAACTTTTCGCCGCCTCAAAAACGCCGAAAAGCTTTTTGTTCAGGCCACAAAAAACGCTTTCTTCAGTATTCAGTAAGCGAAAACGGCAAAGAGTACCTTCAGCCGTTGCAAAAGGATACGCGGCAAAGATAGCGGCGCGGGCCGTGCTAATTTCCTTTGCGCTCGATTTTGTCGACAAGCCGAAAGCGGCTAATATCTTTTGCGCCCGCTTATTTCCTTTGCTTGCAATTGCCTGCATGTTACGGATAGCCGCGCCGTAACTGTTTGCTTCAGTCTTGAAAGCTTTTCGAAAGTTTGCGCTTTCCTTTTTTTCGCTTTCGCTTTCCTTTTTTGCTTTCTTTGCCGTGCAAAGTACCAACGTCGTGCATTCGACTGTTTCGGCGTCGACTGTTTCAGTTTCGGCGTTATTGTTTGTTTCGGCAATAACGGTTAACGCCGTGCTTTCGCTTTCGGCTTTCTTTGCCGTGGCTTTCTTTGCCCCCTTTGTAGCTTTCTTTGTTTCTTTTTTCATAATTGTAAGTATTTAAGTTTGCCCCTGCAGGGGCTTGTTTCATTCTACAGCACAAATGTAGGTAGTTTCTATTATACCTATATACTCTTTTTTCCCTTAAAATTATTCTGTTTTTCGGAAAGTGACTTTTACGCCAAAATAGCTAATTTTCTTCTATTTTTGACCAAAAAACGCGGTGGTGCGTCGTCCGCTCGCAAAGTACCTACTACTTACTTATATAGATAGTAGGTAGTAGGTAGTAGGTAGTAGGTAGTAGGTAGTTTCACGACGTCGACGAAACAAAGGGGCGGGGCAAAGTTGATGCATCAACTCAAGGGGGTAAAGTGTACCAACTGTAATTATTAGTGTGCTACTATAATTGCATCTTGAGGCGTCGCAATTGTGGCAATTATACGGCGTCGATTAATCCGTAATCTGTAATTGTACTTACTACAGTTGTATATAATAGGTAATAACTAACTACAACTATCTTAATAACCTAACTTATTGATATTCAACAAGATAAGTAATTACCGACAAATTAGCTAACTTTGTGGGAAAATTGACCTTTGCATATAATCGATTATACCTACTTTTGTAGCGTTAGAGTTGGTCAGAACTCTAACGGAGTTCTTTGGCAAATTTTAATAATTTGACTATCCAAATTAACAAAAAAGAGACTTTTCCTCAAGTAGGACGCCCGAAATCATAAAAAAGTTTAAATCGGGTTGTAAAAGAGTTAATCGAAGTTACCAAGTGTAACGTTTTGTTAAGGAAGAGGGTCAAATTGTTAAGAGAATTAAAAAACCGAACTGGACAAGGGTAAAATCTTGAAAGGGGAAAAATTGCGCTTTTTTCGAGCAAAAAAGTCGCTCCGGCTTAGCGGTTGATGCAGGACGTTTTTAGGATTTAACGATAAAAATATTTGAGCCGTCTTGACAACTGCAGTGAATGAATTATCCAAACGTCAACGAATTGCGCTAATATAATTGCGCTTAGTTGGCCGTCCGTCCTATGTACTGGACGAACTATGAAAGTAAATGCAGGAGGCGTGCCGAGCACGTAACAAGGTAGCGGCAAAACATAATTAAGTTTTTGGTTATTAAGCCCCTGAATTAAGGGGCAAACGTCAAAGTGCATCGTTGACGTAAACCGATGCAGGGGCGAATTGTGGAATTTTTACGGGGTTCGAACCCCCGCGCCCTTACTATGTTGAACTAAAATACTTACTGTTATGAACTACAAAATCGTATTACGCGAAAAAGAATCAGGGCTTGAATTTGCCCTGATTGAACCGAGATTAAGAGTTGAAAACGGGTTCGTCGTATCGTATTTCAACGACCGTTATCAAGACACGCCTGAGCGGCTTATAAACCGTTTCATGCGCTTTACTGGCGTTAAACTGTACTTTTTCGGGGAAAAACTGTGCCCGAAAATCGAGGTGAATTTGAATTACTTTGAAATTGTATCTTTTGAAACGATGCAGTTTTAAAGTCCCTGAAGAGTCGCTGAGAATTGCGACGAAACGCCCTTACTACTGGGCGTCGGACTATGAACCAAACTTAAACAATTATGAACTTATTAGAGTACTATGAAGGGCTTTATAAAGCTAAAAAAGCGTGCGAGCCTGAACCGTGCGAGCCTGAACCGAAAAATCGGGGCAAATACGTCGTATCGAGCCGAAAAAAGAAAGGGGCGGGCAAAGGGTACAAAGAAACGATAAAATTCGTGGATAATTGCGCCCGAAACCGTCGGGGCGAACTGCGAGCTATCGAGGTGAATAATCCGAGCCTTTACGGGCTTGAATTGATTAAAGCCCTCGAACTGTGCTGTTTCGACTCAGCACGCGAATTTAACGCCGAAATTGCGCGAATACGTAAGCGTTACGGACTGGACTACCAAACTGTAAAGAATTACTTTGCTTAATCGGGTCGGGGCAATTCGACCCTTTACGAATCAATCAAACGAATTATGAAAAAATTATCAGAACTTAAAAAGGGCGAACTCTTTAAAATGAAAGAATCGTCCGCCGTTGTTTGGGTGCGCGGCGAATACGACCGTGCGACCAAAATGTATTCCGTCTACAAATTTGACGACACGAACTACGAATCGTTTCATAAAGGAACATTCAAGGTATTTACAGACTTCGAATTTTAAATTAGAGAGGTTTCGGGCTTAATCCTGAAGCCTCTTTCCACGTTTAACCAATAAAACTTACTGTTATGTTACTTAATGAATTTATCGAAAGAGGCTGCAAGGCCGAAGAGTACAAAGTTGCGAACTATATCTATATGTTCTGCGAGTTAGATAAAAATATGTTCTGTGAAATTTGGAGCAAACTCCCTGAAAACACAAAGGGTTTGTTTGTGTCCGCGGTAAACGAAGCGCGGAAGAACTATGCGATTATCGCAGACCTCAAAGGGACTGCGAAAGCGTTGGAGGACGCTCGCAAAGAACTGGAAGCGTCGAAGCAGGAGGCCGAAAATCTGAAGTACGAGCTTGCTATGCAAGACGAACTTATCGACCGACTCTTTCAGGACGAATCAAATCGGGATGTTCTTATATCCCGATTCGGAATCAAAGAATATCTGATGCGCAAACGTGCGCTCGGACTGAAAGCTACGGAAAAAGACTTGGCCGACTTTCTGGACCAAATCTGAATCAGGGGGTTCGATTCTTCGGGGTCGAACCGTCTGCGAATTAACCAACCAATAAAACTTAATAAATTATGAAAGCAAAAACTTACTATTACGTGGCATGGAACAGCTACGAACACGACGGACAAGTAGCCGAAATTTCGTTTGAAACAGTAGGTGAAAAGAATCACTTCGAGTACTGGAACCGAACGACTCTATTCGCCCGAATCGAGGACGCAAAGGCACGCCTTGAAGAACTGTACGATATGTTCGCCTGAAATCAGGGGGTTCAAACCGTATCGGGGCGAACCCTCTCCGAACCAACCAATAAAACTATTTATGAAAACCTTTTACGATGAAATCGCATGGACGAACTTTGCCCGAAAGGGTGAGTTTTCCGCAATTATCGCGAGTGAAAGTTTCTGTAAGACTTTACACTCAACCGAACTGAAGCGAATCGTGCGCCGCTGTCTGCATATCGCCCTGCATAAAAGGGGCGACAACGGCATCGGATGGACTATCTACGACGGCAGGAACGAACTGTCGTGGCAGATTACCCCCCGCGGGCGAGCTGTGTCCGTGGGGATGGGAATGAATTAAGGCGGTTTGGCTCTTTCGGGGTCGAACCGCTTACTGTTACCAACCAATAAAACTTTATGAATTATGAGAACGATTTATCTGTTTCTTCTGTTTGTATTCTTTGAAGCTTTCGCCGTGTTTGTGTTCTACAACTTTATGGGCACGGATGTTTGCTATTTGGCGTTTCTGTCGGGCCTTATGGGCGTGTTTCCGATAGGGGAAATAATAGACCCGACCGACGAAAAGAAGGGAGGAAACAAAAATGCTTGACGGAACTATTTATTTCCAAGGCGAATTGCGCGTATTTGAAGAGTTTATAGAACCCGACTTTGCCGAAGATTTATACGCGCACGTGGATTTGAACGATTCGACGGTCGAAATCGACTGAATTACGGAGGGTGTGCCCGAAAACACGCCCTCTTCCACGAACCAATAAAACTACTGAATTATGAAAACTTACAAACTTACCTCTGAAAAGCCTTTTAAGGTAAACGGCGAACTGTTTACGGGCGTGACAATGCATTACGCGGGTTCAATCAAACCGAAAGAAAAGAAGCCGAAAACCTACAAGGCGGTAGGGGGCTTTGTGTGCAAAGAACGAAGCTCGTATGAATCGGGCTGCGTGAAAGTCTACAAGACCCGTCGGGGCTATGCGGCGTCGCTTTATAAAGACGGTTGCTTTTCGCCTTACTATGCGACTTGCACGCTTGACAAATGAAACGAATCGGAGGTTGTGTGTCGTCACGCGACCTCTTACAGCTAACCAATAAATTTACAGTTATGGAATTTTTAAGAACCAAGAATTACGGAGTTGAAATGTACGTAGTGTTCGCGGCGAGCGGCATCTATTTTTATGACAAGTTCCACGGACTTGTTGCAATTGCACGAATCACGCACGAAACAATCGGTACGTCTACGCCACATTACGAAGTCGAACTTACGAAAGTAATCGACGAGGGGAAGATAAAGCAGGTGATAGAAAAACGCTTATGTAAACGCGAACTGGGCCTTAGACCTACGTATAAATTCGACTATTACGAAAATAGCGAATCGCTTCCGTATGGAATCGACATTGAACTTGTCTGAGCCGAAGAGGTTGGTTTCCCGACCGACCTCTTGCAATTATTAACCGATTAAACTTATGAATTATGGAAAAAGAATATTCTCGCCGCGAAGCATGGAAAGAAAAATTTAAGAGTCTGACACATGGCCAACGATTGGCCCTGCTGAACCGATATTTCGAGAATCAGAGATACTACGATTGTGTGTGGCATGAGCTGAACGAAGATTTCTTTAATATTCAGCGATACAAAGACAATCCGATGGAACTCGTGCGCGACCTGCGGGGCGGACAAGTGAACCTCGCCGACCGCTATATCCTGCAGGACGCCAACGGAAGATTTGTGTCTGCAAGTGAAGAGGACGTGGAGTGGGAGGCGGATTATTACTCCGACGAAATATACGCCGACGGCGATTGGCACGACTGTATCGAGATGAGCTACGACGACGAAGATGAGTAATTATCCGCAAAAAGACGGTTGAAAGACCGTCTGCCGTGTTAAACCAATAAAACTTATCATTATGGATTATATTTATATTATCAACGAACATCAGTGGACTGAAGGCAGTACGTGGCAATCATGCTCCATTCCGACATTTGCATTTACAAGTTTGAAGAAAGCAAAGGAACAGATGCGGGAAATCGAATACGGTGTGCGCTGCGGCTCGTGGTTTTACAGAGCGCCCGGCGAACCCGAAAGAACTTACCGAATCACGGAATCCTACATGAACACGCCCGAAACAAAGGGCTATTGCGACCTGATAGGCCGTGTGACGTGCCAATGCCTTGAAACCAATCACTTTACAACGTGGTCGCTGTATGTGAAAAGAATTAACCAAAGGGTGTATAAGAATTAACCGAGAGGTATTTGGCGAGGGCTGTATAGTACAGCCTTAAAAAACGCGGCGGCGGCCCGAGCTGTTGCCGCGTACTGTTTAACCAACTAAAACTTAGAATTATGAAGAATATCAAGCAACATGAATTGCAGGATGAAATCATGCGCGAATATGAAAAGATGGGCCTTAACCCCGAATATATGATGCGGGGATTCTCGAATGCAATCAAACTTGACGACGGTAAAATCGTAATTATAGGCAAGCCGCGCATTGAGACAAAGTTCTGCTTTGACGACAGCTTCGATTATAACAGAGCGGTCGAACAAGCTGAATACGCGCGTACAAGCGAAGACTACTTCATGAAAGAGAATCTTCGCGAATACGACTGGATGCTCGAGTGTATCGCCAAACGCGAAGTCTACCTCTACCATTACGAAATGACCGCCTATAAAGAGGCGAACATCTACGGAATTTCGGGGCACAACTACGACAGCTGTATCGAACCGAAAGAAGAGGATTACGAGCCGCTTGAACGATTTGTTCGCGAAGAACGCGACAAGTTCGAGAAACGACTTCGGACGTACCTCAAACGCTACGGAATGTCAAAGGTTAAAACATGGACTTATTGGGGTCAACAATGAATCACGGGCGGAGCAATCCGCTCACAACTAAAACTAATTGATTATGTACACTGAATTTGAACTTTGGAATAAAGCCGCGGGATGCATTGAAGATTGTTTCGACACATACGAAGAAGCGTCGGACGTGCGCGAAGAACTGCTCATGAACTACGGTTGCAACTGTGAAATTGTGGAACGTCACAGAGCTTGTGAAACCGAGGACGACGAAGCCCCGTCGTACCTGCAGGGATATTGAATCAAGACGGAGCAATCCGTCTGCAACCAACCAATAAAACTTAGAAGCTATGATAATTTATGAATTGAGAATTTTCGACAGACAGACCTGCGGCTATAAAGCCATATTTACCTCTAAAAATGCCGCTCTAAGGCGTTTTAGGATGCAGTTGGATAATCTATCCATGTGGGCGAGAGAAATCCAATACGCGCACATTTACGGGCTTAAATTGAACGGCTCCACACATGAGTTCGACGTTGTATCGCGTGACACTGTTCTGCCTCACGAGGTCTTGTAAATTGAGGGGTTCGCCCCTCGCGATTAACCAACTTAAAACTTGAAATTATGAGAACCTTAGAAGTAAAACTTTACAAGTACGACGAACTTTCCGAAGAAGCAAAGAAAAAAGCGATTGAATCAAAGCGAGGCGAATGCGCCGCATATCACGAAGAATGTATCGCCGACGACTATATCGGAACGCTCAAGGCTTTCGAGAAGCTGCTTGACATACGTATCGACGTGAAAGACGACCGCGGACGCACATGGTTCAGCCCGAAGTTCAACGACGACTCTTGGTGCTACATGATAGACACCGAGGACGGTAGCGAATACCTCTGCCTTGAAGAGTTGTCCGGCAAACTGCTTCAACGGTACATACGCAACAACATCATGCCGTATTTGGTCAAGCCGCGTACATTCTATCGGGGCGACTACAAGAAACAGCGCAAGAGCCGAATAATGTACGACGACGCCGAGGCAAGTTATCCGCTCACGGGCGTATGCTGCGACTATGAGGTGATACAGCCGATTGTCGATTACATGAAGCATCCCGACAACGATACGACGATGGAGGATTTGATACAGAAAAGCGTGGACGCCTTGGCCGATGCCTACGGTGACGACGTGGATTGGGGCTATTCGGACGAGGCGGTCGAAGAAGAACTGAATTTGAACGAATACGAGTTTCTTGAAGATGGGACGCCGTATTAAACAAAAGGTAGGCTATCTTTGCCTACCGCACACCTAAAAACTTTTGAATTATGATGAGAGCATTATTAAACGGAAAATCAATCTCGGTAAGTGAAATCTATGATGAGTTGTTCGACGAGGGCCGCCGCCTCGACACAAGAGTAGTGTCGCAGGAAATGTCGGTCGGCTATGCCGCAAATGTCCCAATCTGCGCCACATACGCCGTAACGACCAACCGCCTGAAGATATGCGTGGCCGAATCGCCAATCAGCGTGGCTTCCATGAAACGGTTGGAGGACAGAATCGAGGCGGTCAAACAGTCGTTACCCGAAGATATTTACGTAGACACTCGGAAAACGAGCTACAATTACTTTCTAACCTTTTACCACAAAGATTGAAAAGGGCGGAGTATTCCGCCCGCAACCAACATTAAACTTAAAGATTATGAAAGAAGAATTGAATCCCGCAGTATTTGACTACGACGACAAGTTAGTGAAGAAGATTTGCAATTTGGTATTCGACGACAAGTATATTTTCGAAGAATGCCGTGCAGTTGGCTTTATATGCCGAACGCCCGTAATTCTCGGATGGGAATACGGCTCGGACGAGCTTCTCTTCTACTATTCGAAAGCCGACGACAACAATGAATACGCAAAAGCGTTCGGTGAAATGGAGTGGCGGTTGAACAGTCACTTTGAAATCGAACACTGCTATTACAAGAGAGGCGACAAAGTCTTAATCAAGCTGTTCAAAAAAGGGGAGTAATCCCCTTGCAATCAACCAATTAAACTTTTAAATTATGGAAAATAAAAGAGAATACGTTTATGTGGTAAGTATCATTGAAGAAACTTATTCAGGATTGGGCGAAATGTGCGGAAATTACACACCGTCGAAAATAACCCGCATGCCGAATATCGACAGCTTCACTTTCAAGACCGAAGCGCTTGCGCGTGACTTTATGAATAGTAAAATCGCAGAGCGTCTGACGTGGGGCGACATAACTAAAATAACAGCCGTGCATAACGGGCACGATGGGACTCACCTATGGAATGAGTTTACCGACATGTACGTTTTTAATCAGAACGGAGAAATGTATATCCGTATAGAAATACGGAACGTTTGGGTTCATTCCGAAACGTTTTGATTATTTGTCGGGGCGACCCGACACCCATTACTAACCAATTAAAAACTTGAAATTATGACACGCAAAGAATTAAAGAGCCTGAGAAACGACTATCCGTACCTTACCGTAAAGTGTATCGAACATATCGTAAAGTACTCAAAGAAAGCCACGATGCGAGGCATACGAGGTGAGCTGAAGAGAGCAAACGATGAATTTGAGCAGATGGATAAAGAGCTTCCCGTAAAGCGGCTTGAAATCGACATCGAATGGAAGCGCAACAAAACTTGGGGCTACAACCCGCACGCCACCGCATGGGCGCAGTATTCCGACGGACATTGGAAGCAAGCCTCTGCCACTTGCAGCGGTTGGGGCTACGACAAAAAATCCACCGTGGTAGCCGACGTAATGAATCAGTTATGCCGCGGAATGTTGTGGCGTTGCAGAAGAAAAGCTAAAAAAGCCCCGCTTGGCGCACACTACGGTAACGGCGGATTCCGACCATACTTTGAAAGCGGTTGCGGGATGAGCTGCTACTATGGTGTTGCCGTCTTTCTTGGCGGGAAGATGGAGCAGGTGGCGGACTCGGATACGTATGATAAATTTGTGCTCACTTTCTAATCAATGAGCGGTTATTACCGCTCACAACTAAACTTAAAACTTTACAATTATGAAAAAGAATTTCACTGATTACTGCCGCGAAATGGCTAAAATGCAGTTGCCTTGGAAAGAAGATATGGAAGTCAAAGCAAGTGATATAGGCGATTACATTATGGACGACATAAACTACAACGGCACGCTCACCGAGTCCGAAGAGCTTGCCTTGGAATACTTGTGCGAATGGCGTGCCGATGCGTCGGCTTATTGGAAATTTGAAAGGGATGTTCTCAGCGGCCCTTATACAGACCCGTTTGACGACCCTGAAGATTACATGGTCTTAATGGTTACACAAGGCGTAATATCGCTGATTAACCAATGTCCGTCCGTTATAGAGTATGGGTGCGAAGATGTTACTTTGACTCGAAAGCTGATAGACACGATTCGCAAAGAGCTTGACGAGGTAGAACAAGTTAAGTGGTAATCAATGAGCGGATTACTCCGCTCGCCAATGTTTAACCAATAAAATAGAAATTATGAAACAGAGATTCAATGTAGGCAAAAAATTAGCCTCATGGGTGAAGTTACAGCCGAATGGCAAGTCGATATTCGAAATCAGAGACCAGTACAGACGACTCGAGATTGCGATTATCTCCAAGCAGGTTGCCGAGACAAAAAGGCTCATCGCTGAAGGAGTGATTACAAGCGAAGAGCAATACAAGGCTCATCGAAAGGAGCAGAATCAAGTCCTTGATAAATTGTACGACACAGCGCAAGCGATGGTGTTCAAGCTATACCGTGGCAACTTCACTCTTTCATAAACATTGGCTGGCTTTCGGGCCGGCCACATTATTAACCAACTAAAATTTATAATTATGAAGATTACTATGACTCATGACGGTTACGAACCGTTCTTTCTCGTATGTCCTATATCGGTTAACGGTAAAGAAATCGAAAGAAGCAAATTCGTTGAAGCGTTCTACTTGGAGAAGTTCGATGACAATATTGACGCGCTTGAATTGATGGAAAAAACATTCAATCTTACCGAGGAAGAGATTTATTCCGAAGAAGAGCTTGGATTTTTTCATACGAAGAGCTTGCCGAAGCGCTGAATGATAATGAATCCTTCGGGGGCGTGTGGGTTGTCCCGGTTCTGTTAAGCGTGCCGAAACAATTGATGAATCACGTTTTTTTAACCGATTGAAAGATAGCGGTCACAGACCGCTAACAATTGCCAACTAAAACTTACATATTATGAACTTAGCACAAAAGATTAAAGCAGATTTGACGAAAGATTTGGATTACAGCCAAATCGAAAAGTACCTCACAGAACTCTTTATGAAAGGAAAAACTCGTGTACGGATTGAATTTCAATATCTTTACCTCGATAGACCGGACGCGAAAATCGGGAAAACCATTTACGGGGAGTATTTGGAGGTAAACGGTAAATATTTTATCGGCTTTGCTGACTGGGTTAGACAGAACGGTTTTAATTTTATCAAAGAGGGGTGCGGATTTTATTACGTAACATTGCCTTAATTGTGGCGGTTAATGCCGCCCGCAACCAACCAATAAAAACAAGAATTATGGAAACAAAAGAAAAAACCGTAGAATTTGCATACAGTGCAGAAGATGTTTATGACGCCCTCAAACAACTCACGGATGATGACGACGACCGTTTGTGTCACGGGTTGTTCAAAATCGAGGCGGTTGATGAGGAAACAATGAAAGTATCGTATATCGAAGAGCGGGAAACAAGAAAGCTCCGTGACAGCGAGATAAACGATATGCTCATAAGCGGCGGATGGATGCGATACTACAATGACTACTACATTTGTGCCGCGTTGTTGAAATATTACAGCAGACTCTAAACAAAGGGCGTGCGAGAGCCGCCCACAATATCTAACCAATAAAGCTACGATTATGGAAAATTATGCACAATGGTTCACCAAGAATGAATATCGCGGTAAATACGGAGAAATTGACCGCCATTGGAACTGTATGGGCGATATGTACTACACCGCGTATCTGAACGGAGAATTTAAATGCAAAGGAACACTCGCTGAATGCTCCTGCGCACTGTTCGGCAGATTCAGGCCAATCAAACGCGAAGCGTTGGACGGCAAAATATGGTGGGTGGTATATGACTATCTTCATGGCATACCGCAAAAATTAAACGGCGTGGGCGTTAAGTGGAAAACCCGTAAAGAGTGCCAATCAGCGATTGATTGGGCGTTAAAAAATTACCCACAGAGCGTTTATTGACCAAAGTCGGTCTGCGGGCCGACTACGAGTACTAACAAAACTTACGATTATGAAAAAGAATATGTATTATGACAGACTGCCGTTACTCAACATTAATCCCGAGGGAGCTGAAAAGAAAACGGCGAAACAAAACGAGAAAACATATCAGAAAAACGCCCTGCGCTCTTTGTCCGATAATTATTCCGAAGTCTATTGCTACGTATTGTATGACGACGGAGATATGGTAAACACGGGCATAAAGAGAATCGTAGACTCCGCCGAGTTTGACGAGAGAAAGTTTGCGGAAGAGAATGCGGACTGCATAAAGGACGCCCGCCCGACAGCCGCAATCATTCAGTATATTCACAAGATATACACGTTGTGTCAGCTGAAACGGACAAGGATTATGGACGCAAGGCATTGGGAATACAAACGCTCGGTCATTCAATTCTAACCTTTAAGGGTGGGACGTCCCGCCCGCTACTACTAACCAATAAAACTTATACATTATGACACGAGAAGAATATTCCGAAAAGTTACAGCACATTGTGGACGTTTACCCGAGTCTTAGAATTGTTGAAACCAACGACGACAAAAGCGATTTTCCTCACGGTGTCAGAGAAGCTTTGATAGGCTTCAGGGACATGGACGTTGCAAACGAAGTCGCAGAGAAGTACTTCAAAAAGACATGCATCTTCGAGCTTGACAGACCCGACGGGCATCATTTCTACACAAGACTCCGCGATTGGATGTGTGACGGTATAGACGTAGAGCGTTATCTGTCTGACGACTGCATTACGTTTTACGGTACGGGGCAACAGTATTTCAAAGAGAATAAAGGCAATCTTATGGAGATGCTTGAAAACGCCGACAGCATCGAAGAAGTAAAAGATGCGGTAGAGCAATTCGAAAAAATCTGCGACGCGGCTTACGATAAAAACGATGATGAGATGCTGATTATCTGTAACGGCGAGCTTTACGATACCGTCAAGCAACAGCCCGTCGAGTTCAGCTATGACTCTCACAATTACGTTATCGGCATCTGCGAGCTGTAACTTAAAGAGCGGTTGTAGGACTTACGACCGCTCACCATGTTCAACCAATAAAACTCAGATATTATGGCACTATTAGAATCATTCAACAAAGGTAAAAACATTGGATTTGCAGGGCTGTGTGATGTTTCAGGCGGTAAAATGTGGTTTGTATATGATTTGTATTGGCAATACACATATTACTTCTGGACTAAAGCGGAGGCATACGAATGCGTCAGAAATATGGAATGCAATATAAGAGGCTACAAAAAATTGTTGCGCCAACAGCTGTCGAAAAGTAAAGGCCGGGCAGTGCGCTATGTTTAGCCTTAAAGCGGTCGACAAGACCGCTCGCCAATTATTAACCGATTAAAACTTAGAATTATGATTACATTTAAAGAACTCGGAGTAAGAGAATTTAACGTCATCGTGGTAAAAGTGTGCAAGAAGCATTTCAGTTTGGAAAGCCAAAACGAGAATTATCCCGAAAGAGATTATTTGGGTAAGAGCTGGCTCGCCAACTTTTATCTTGCTTGTGTAAACGATTACATCAATTTTTCAACGTTCTATAAAAACGAAATAGCAGATTACATATGCAATGAAACGGACGGAAGTGAAACGGTCTGCGATTACGGAGAGTTTCGGACGCAGGATTTGTTTTACATCTTTAAAAGTGCAATAAGACTCGGCTCGGAAAAAACGTTGGAAGAGATTGGGCTTAAATTGGAAAAGCTTCTTGATGAGATTATGTCTAATGAATAAAGTCGGGGCAACCCGACTGCACAAACCAATTAAAAACTACAAGTTATGAAAATTGTATTTAAAAGAAACGGAAACATTGAACGTGACGGCAACTACATCGGTTCTATAAGAATGACACCGCAGGGAATGTTCGAGGCATTCTTCGACACGGGCGGCAAATATTATACGTTCGTGAAAGCGGATACCCGTCAGGGGTTGAAAAAATTAATCGAATCAGAATTGTCAAACCGATAAAAACCTTACCTTTATGTTGCTTTTCATCATTGTTCTTGCCGTTGAGATTTTGAATGTGTTCGCAGACCTCACAAACGGCAGGGCGGACTAAAAAGGGAGGTGAAAACCTCCCGCTGATTCATAATTGTTTAAGTATTTCAGAAGCCGAGCCATCCGCGACGGATATGCAAGGCAGGGAGGGTTTGAACAAGACCCTCCTTCTATTTTCTCACCAAACAAACGTAATCTATGAAACAGTTCGATTTAACGAAATGCTCGGCATACGATGTGCTGAAAGAAGTAATTGACAAGCTCGGCATCAAGGACTGGTGCGAAGAGCCTTACATTCCTCACGCATTCTTCAGCGACGTAAAGTGGCAGAAAGGGAGGAAGTCAATGGTTATCACCTGCGAGATAGGACGGAACAAGTCACTCTACATGGGCTTCTACCCGAGTGAAGTGGGCGAAGAGGACGACCGCTCGGGCGAAATCATCATGACCAAACACGGCGAAATCATGGTTGAGATGTACGTCGGCGACTACAAAACGTCCTCGCAGGCGTATATCCGTTTAGAGGAGGCTGTCGAAAAAGTATTCCATGAGCTGTCCTGATTTCGGGGCGGTGAGAGCCGCCCGCTTTTCACTCACCAAATACTTTTAGTTATGAACGACAAACAATTTATTGAAAAGCTTACGGCAGCAGACCTTGAAGATTTGATTCTCACGCTTTACGGCAACGAGGACTTGTATTTCGACGGAGATACAGACCCGCATCGGCTCTTCCAAGAGGGCGGCACAATCAAGGTGGCGACCGATAATGACATCGAAATATACGGCACGCTCAGAAACGCCATAAATCGCCTCGGAGACCGCGTTTACTTCGTTTCCTTAGAGGACATCCAACGAGGGCTTAAAAATGCGTTAGACGGCAATTTTAAGGCTAACGGCGAGGAAGATTTGATAGCGGCTTACGGCGCGTTTACATTGTTCAAATCGGGCGAGTTTGACGTCAGCGATGCAAGCGTCTTGTGGCAGATAATTCTCTTCAACGAGATTGTCTACACCTACTAAAACACGGGAGGTTCACCCGCCTCCCACTCTCCGCCTATGGCGGCGTAATTTAAGTTTTGTTGGTTCAGGGCGGTCAAAGCAGACCGTCCGCAATGCAATGTTGCAGAAACTAAAACTTACGGTTATGAACACAAATGAAGTAAACAACGAAGCAAAAGAAAACGTAGCAATCTCGAAAAGCGGAGCCGAAACATTCCTCTACATAGTTGCGGTCTTGTCCGGCATCATCTCGTTTGGAACCGCGGCGGCGCTCTGCAAAGCGATTCTGTGGAAAGCCGATGGGTTCATACATGGTCTCATAGTCTTGGGCTTTACGGTGGTCGGCACGGGTTTCTGGGTAGGACTTACCAAGATTGTCCGCTTGCTTACCGAGATTCGCGATGAATTGAAAAACAAATGACATTACGGGCGGCACGACGCCGCTCACACTCACCAAAACATGGAACCTATGAAATTGGATTACAAAGACCTCGAAGAAAGACAGCAATGGTCGCTCGAGCAGAAGATTCAACACAGCCTCGACGTCATATCCTCGTTCGTTACCCGAATGGGAGGATTGGATAAAGTCTATGTCGGCTTCTCGGGCGGTCGCGACAGTACGGTACTCTTAGACCTCTGCCGACGAATCTACCCCGACATTCTCGCCGTGTTCTGCAACACCCGAAATGAGAACCCGTCGGTGGTCAGCCTTGTTAACAAACTTAAACATAGGGGGGGTATAACATCCTGACCATCTACCCGAAACTGACCCCGAAGCAAGTTTGGGAAGAATACGGATTCCCTCTCGTAAGCAAGGAAACATCGGACAAGATTCGACGAATACGTCACGACCCGAACACCGCCACCTCTCAAAAGTTTATGGCCCGCAAAGGCTGCTACATCCTGCCGCTGAAATGGCGGTACCTGATAGACGAACCTTACGACTGCACCAACCGATGCTGTGACAAACTCAAAAAAGACCCTTTCAAGAAATTCGAACATCAGACGGGTCGCTCGCCAATCCTCGGGATGATGGCAAGCGAGAGTCAGATGCGTGCGGGTACGTGGCTCAGACATCAGGGCTGTAACTACTACGGCGAACGGAGCATGTCGAATCCTCTCTCTGTTTGGACGGAGAAAGACATCCTCGAATATGTCGAACGTTACAACCTCGAAATAGCCGAAGTCTACCATCAGGGTGCAAACAGAACGGGATGCGTAGGATGCGGATTCTCGATTCAGTTCGAGGACAAGTTCGACCTGCTCTATAAAACCTACCCCAAGCTCTACAACATGGTCATGAACTACACAAACAACGGCGTGACTTTCCGTGAAGCTGTTAGAAAAGTGCTCGCAAGATGTAACAAAACTTTACCCGACGAGCGAAACGAGCTGTTTAATTAGTCTGTTTTGGGCGGATTTAAATTTTCCGCTCACAAAGTTGAAAAATATCTTGGAGGTTATAAAAATAGCCCCTACTTTTGTTACGTATTGGAAACGATATAAAAAGGCACAAAACGAACTGTTATAATACGTAACACAAGGATTTTATTTTATATATCCATATCGTCTTTTTTAGTACCAGTTCGTTGACTTGTTTTGCAAGTCAGGTGCCTTAAAATCGTTGACGGTATGGATTTTTTTATTGCCCCTATCGAGCGAACTGAGAACGGGAATAAAGTCTGATAACCGCCAATACTTACTTTCAAGTTTATCGGTGAGGCTGGAGGCGGCTGTGTACGTTTGGCTTGAAAGGACATCTGCGCTAAAAGGAACCGTCAACAGCGCTATGTGAGGAGATGCTCATTGTTTCACGAGCAGCAATGGGTGCAAGAGCACAAAAAGACGGCGCAGGGGACACTGCGGAACTCTTGGTCATAGCATTTGTACCAACGGCTATGGGCGTTGAAAAGCGACGGGCGACGGTTATACGCAGGAACTTTTTTACGCGATTTCTCGAAGCGTTTAACAGCGCTAAGGGAAATTTTGCGCCTCCTCGCTCGGGGTCTCAGGTTTCCGCAGTTAGCTGATGAGATAAGAGAAGCAAGTAATAATATATAATATAACAAGTAATATATTATATATAAAGCCAAAACTAAAAAAGTAAAGTATGAAAGTCGAGAATTATTCAGACATGAAGTTTGTTCAAAAGAGATTTACTCCAATTCAAAATAAACTTTTGACAAAACACAGTGACGCAGAAGCACATTTTGAAAAACTTCTCAAAAAGGCAAACTTCTATTACCGTCGCGAAAAAGGCAATTACAGAATCGGTACAGAGTGGGTCTATTATGACTTCTACATTCCCTACTACCGCATGTACATCGAAATTGACGGCGAAAGCCATCAGCGAGAAGAACAAAAAGAAAAAGACCGCCGAAAAGACACCTACGTCAAAAACGGATTCGAGTACATCGCACGCTTCACGAACGAGGAAGTCCTCGAAATGGAAGAGATTGACATTGAAACAATCATCGTTCGGTCTTTGGAGAACCGTAAAGGCGAGAAAAGAAAAAACCGCCGAAGAATCTACTCGGCAACCTTCGACCGCAACTTGAAGCAAGCGGAAGAGGACTGTCTTAAAGCGGTAGGCCCGGACATTCACAAAGGCCCGATATGGCTTTATGACAACAGAATCGGTTCGTACTTTGAGTTTAAGGATGTGTTCGAGGCGAAGATTAACACACAGCTTGCCGCGCCCGACATCCTGAAGCTTCTCGACTATGACTACATTAAATCTTCAAGCAGAAGATTCGTGTTTGGTTGGACGTTGGCCAACTGCGAGATAAACGTTTCAAAAACCTATTATTGATATGATTCCTATAAGACGACAAGACCATCCTGATTGGGTGGGTGATTTAAGGGAGAAGCAAGCCATCTTAGCCTACCGTGAGGGCTTGAAAAAATTCCACAAACGTTCGAAGAAAGTTCAGTTCCTCGAAGAATACTTTCAGAAAAAGGGAATTGAATATCATCTTTATTGGGCGATACATTTTTGGTCTTACCTTTACAAGCGGCCCTACACGATGTACGCCGACATCTACATCCCGGCATTGGGCATGATAATCGACTTCTACGACAAGGACTTTGATGTGAACATCTACAACGAGTATCACTGGGCGATGGGCCACAGAAAAGAGAAGCTGAAACCGATGCTAATCAACCTGAGCAACAAAACACGTGAAGCGACGCTGGTTCAGCAGCTTGACGTACTAACATTCAATATCAAATAAGCTATGGAACTTTCAGAAAAATTCAAACAATTCAAGCATGACCTGATTCAGTTGATGGACGAATACGGCATGGAGATTGAAATCTACACGGACATGGATAGAAAAGGCTCGTTCGTCAGCGAAATCATCGTTGCAGACGTGGAGAACGGACTCTCCGACTCGCTCGTGTATCAGCGACACATCGGCAAGCAGTCGCTTTGTGTCAACGCTTCAAGAATCGAACTTTAATACTCTTCGGCCATGAAACGGGAAAATCAAGTAAGCAGTTTTATGTACTATATGTTCAACCGATGGTCGCGCGACGAGGCGGTGAAAATATTCGGGAAGGACTTGGGGAATCACATATTCGAGAAATGGATAACCTACGGCTTGGATTACTTTCACGACAGAACCATGCAACTTTATTCGAACCTTGACAGCGAATGCCGTGTAAAGCTTGTTGAAAGGGCTTGCGAGCTTTATCCTTACGAATGAAATACGGGAGGTTTTATCAAGCCTCCTGCTTTAAACCAACAAAACGGAGAAAATGGAAAAGAAAAAATTCATCTCTTGGCGTCGTGTATCCACGTGGCGTCAGGGGGAAACGGGCTTGGGTCTTGACGCACAGCTTCGAACCGTCAAGGCTTTCGTCGAATTTGAAAACGGCGAACTTCTCGCGGACTACGAAGAGGTCTACACGGGGACGGAGCTTAACGAATGCGTACAGTTGCAGAAAGCCATAGAGCATTGCAAACGCACGGGCGCCACCTTGATGATAGCCAAGAGCAACCGTTTCAGAAACTGTGCCGAAGCGTTGTCTATATGGGAAAAGATGGAGGGGCACATCTACTTCTGCGACGCACCCTCCTCGGATAAGTTCACCATCACGATTCTCTTCGCCATCGCCGAACGTGAAGCATTGTCTATCAGCTTGCAGACGAAAGCGGGCTTGGAGTCGATTAAGGAGCACATCAAGGCAAACGGGCATCACGTGTCGAGAAAGGGACGGACGATTACGCATTTGGGCCGTGATAAGGGCGCAGACCTGAGCACCGCCAATGCCGCATCCGCCGCTTCAAGACGCGAAACGGCCAAGAACAACGCGAGCAATCAGCGGTTCTACCGTTACATCTGCCGCTACGAAAGCAAGAACGGACGGGTGGATAGAAACAGCGACATAATCGAGATTATCGACGATTTGAACGCCCTCGGGTACAAGACCTCCACGGGCATGTCGTTCGACAAGCCGCGCTTCTACTCCATGCTGAAAAAAATTCGCGCTATATATTAAAAAAATGATGCAATTCTTTTGTAGATAATAAAAAGAATATGTATATTTGTATAGTATTAATCAGTAAAACAATATGGGAAATATCAGAAAGGAGATTACGCCCTATCAGGCTGAAATTCTGTCAGACATTCAACGAAAGCTTGACGAGCGGCTGGCTGAAATCGGCACGACTAGGTACCGCATTGTCAAGGATTCCTGCGGCAATATTTCGGCAATGACCGTGCGCAGACTCTTCGACGGGGACGGATACATCATGCTCACCACGCTGTTGTATGTCCTCGAAGTACTCGGACTTAAAATCAAATTGGTAAAAGCAGATGAAGATACAAATTGAAAGAATCGTATTGAGGGAGGCGCTTGCGGAAGTGTCGCCTCTTGCGGGGAAGAATAAACTGCTCCCCATTTTAAACGACGTAAAAATCGTGGTAAAAGGTGAAAGACTGCGCTTGCAGACGACCGACGGACAATCAACCATCCGAAAGTATATCCGAGCCATTGAGGTGCTCGGGGATGACGGGAGCTTCTGTCTTGAATGCGCGTTGTTCTCGAAGATTATAAACAGCATCGGCGACGCGGTTGTCACGCTTGAAACAGAGCTTAATCTTATGAAGGTGATTCACGACAAGGGCGTCATGGAGATTCCAACCGCAAATGCCGACGAGTTTCCCGAAGTGGAAGAGCCTGATACGGCGACCATGCTGACAGTTCCTTTGTCGACTCTGAAATACGCCGCGAAAACGGGCAGCCCTTTTCTTGGTACGGAAGAGCTTCGCAAGGCTCTCATGGCAATCTACTGCGAGGTGGACGGCAACAAGTTCACTTTCTGCGCGACCGACTCTTCGCGTCTTGCAACCGACACGATTGATATTCCCGAATCATACGACAAGACGGTGTTCTACATCGACGCCCCGACGAGCAAACTGCTTGAAAAGGTCACGAGCGACAAGGACGAAGCCGTGGTTCGCGTTTCTGAGAAGATTGTATCGTTCAGAGCGGGCAATACGGTTCTCTTCTCCCGCATGACCGAGGGGAGATACCCGAATTTCAGGTCTATCATTCCGCAGAACTTCGCGCAGGTCTGCACCATAAACCGAGTGAAGTTTATCGAATCGGTTCAGCGTACATCGCTTCTCTGCCCCGTAACGAACCTTATCGAGCTTGACTTCTCTCCGACCGGGGTGAAAATAAGCGCCGACAACTTCGAAAACTCCAAGAAGTCGACGGAAAGACTCGAATGCACCACGAACGGAAGAATCCGTATCGGAGTCAAAGCCGAATACCTCGTTCAGGCGCTGAAGGCATTCGACACCGAAAAGATTGACATGAAGATGATGTCGCCTCAAAAACCCGCCGTAATTCGAGGCGAGGGCGATACGGGCGCCGTACTGCTTGTCATGCCTATGATGCTTCAAGAATAAAACCAATAAATATCTGAAATGAAAAGAAATCACCAATTTATCGTTATCCCGCTTTCTTTGTGGGAGAATACCACGGAGCTGACCATCCCCGAAAAGTTTGCTCTTGTCGAGATAGACAGCTATTCTCCCGACCCGACGGGCGTTGTCATGACGCCGCACATGCTTGCACTTTCAATGGGCGTGACGGACAAGGAGGCAAAAGAACTTATCGTATCGCTCCAAGAGAAAGGAGCCATTGAAACCTCGTACAACGAGAACGGGCAGGTTGTCATGAAAGCGCTGCTTTACAAGGAGTCTTATTCAGGCTCGGGCAAAGCGGCGAAAATCGAAGAGAAGCCGAAGTTCACGGTCGACTACGATTACATCGCCGAACAGTGGGGCTTAATCAACCCGAATTTGCCGCCTATCACACGCTTTACGCCCAAGAGAAAGCAGAAGCTTAGAACTATGATGGCCAACGCAGACATCTCCGTAGACGGGCTTATAAAGGCGTTTAAGATTATCGCCGCGAGCGGTTTCCTTCAGGGACGCACAACGAACTGGTCTTGCACCTTCGATTGGCTCTGCCGCGACGCAAACAACGTGACGAAGGTTCTCGAAGGTCACTACTGCAAGGACTTCTTCGAACGTCAGGCATACGATAACATCATGAAAGGGACAACGACCGAAGTTGGCGGTTCCAATCAACAAGACGATATTTACAAGTAATGGAAGCAAAACAAATGATAAATGCCATGCGACCGCGCAACTACGCCGCGATGTTGCAGGCAAAGCCACGGAACGATTACGAGTACATGACCATTGCGGCATTCTGCACCGACATCTTCTTCTCGCACATATGCGACGTTTTTGCGGCCCTTGAAGCCGACAAGAACCTCTACCGCCACAAGGTGAAGCTGCTCGCCAAGAAAGTCAAGGAGCAGGTTGCATTCCTTCAAAAGGTACTGAACAAGTCGCTGTACAACTGCTCGGCTTTCGCAGATGCCGCTTCGGGGATAGAGGACATGCTTGAAGAGGAGGTGAAACACCTCGAGGATTCTATCAGGACATATCTCGTGGAGAGCAAGGCGCAATACGTCGACCTGCACGTGCTGATTGAAACAACAGCCGTTTTCGGCTGTGCGGCTTGTGCGATTGCCGAGAGAGTCATGCCGATGTGCAAGGACGCCCAACTGATTGCACCGCAGGGAATCATGACGCAGTACGGCTTTCTACGCGACGAGCTGATTCCGCAGATAGGCATCTGCCCCGATTTGCCGAACGACCCCAAGGTGGTGGAAGCAATCAAAGCGGTTGCCTCGAAGATGACCAATCCCGAGTACGTAATGCCCGTAATCGACGCCGTGGAGAAAGAATATGAACTTGATTTACCAAAAGCATGAGCCAACCTTATTACGCCATCGGGGAGATTATCGAACATCCCGACGGTACAAAATTGAAAGTTAAACCCGCTGTCGTATATCACAGCGAATCATGTATCGGATGCCACTTCTTCAATCGTGAAGCGTCGAGCATGGATGCATGTAACCCTAAAACAGCACCATATCTGTGCGCGGCACATCTTAGAGCCGACCGCGTACCCGTAAAATTTGTAAACATAAAGAAGAACCCGAATTAACGTCATGAAAGAGAGAAACAATGAAGAGTTATTGGCCGACTATATGGCCCAAGCCATGATTGAAAAAGATGAAGTGGGAATGTACGGCGGACTCGCCCGCTACTGCGTTACTCACACATTCCTAATAGGCATAGTCCTGATATGGCTCTTCGGCCTTACAGCGGCTTGCATAGGCATCTATCAGTCGAGTCAAAAACACGATGAACAATTGGAACAGTTAATCTTTAAACAAAATGGCACAAACAGTGAACATACTCTACCCTAAAGAGCTGTGGTCAAACGGCCATCTCTCGTTGGCCCGATACTACGGCTCGGTTAAAATCAACGGCAAAGTTTACACGCTCGTAGACAAGAACGGTAAAAAAGTCTTGGGTGTAGCCGAATCAGAGCCGCACGATTTGATTGACGAGCGCTTTATACCGCTGTACAAAAAGCTCGGACGAGAAAAGTTTCTTCAAGTTATCGCGGCTTTTGCATACTATATAAGCTCCCCGAGCGATATGAAAAAGATTATAAACGAAAAACTCAAAGACAATGTTTTACAGCTTCCTATGGATTGAGGGCGACAAACAGTTGCAGGACTTCTGCCTGAAAAGATTCAAGTCAAAGGTGCGCTTCTTGGAAACAATCGGTCACGTAGGCCCCTGCACGGTCTACCTGATTTACAAGCACGACGACGAGCTTGACAAGTACCACGAGATGTATCTTCTCGTCATGCCCGACCCGAAAGGAACGGTAGGCGAGGGGTCGTTGACGGACTTGCAGAGAATGAGCTTCGAAGAGATAAAACAAGCGAGAGGAACTATTCTTAGAACCAAATGATATGAACAAGCAGGAATTAATCGACGCACTGTTGAATGAGGAGGAAGAGGAGGTATTCGTACTCGGAGAGGACGGAATGCTCCACGACATCGAGATTGACCGCGAGGAGGCAACGTTTGACGGATTCTACACCGTGACGCCCGCATCGCTGGTCTTGAAAGCAAAGCATGATGATGAATAAAACGCAAAGAAAATGAATTTAGACAACATTGAAAAGGTAAAAAATCTGATAGCCGAGTTGAATAAGGTAGAACGTATAATCAAAGTGTTCAATGTCAACGACAAGTGCGCCGTCACAACGGCTGTCAGAGGTGTATGGGACTTAAACGGACGTACGGCGAAAGACAGTTATTCCGACATTGAATGGGAAGCATACCACGAGTTTATTCCCGAGATTAAGAAGATGTTCGAGCAGAGAAAACTCGCAATTGAAAAGGAACTTGAAACATTATAAGCTATGGAAGAAACAAAAACGTCACTTGAAACGGCAAAGGAAATAATCGCCGACATCGAAAAACGCACCAAGCCTGATGAGAACCTATATGCCGTCGCCGCAGTTATCGATATGGAATCAAAAATGGTTGCCACACTCACAGACGGCACACCCGAGAGTACAGCCGCATTGATTATTGGGCTGATGAGAAGCAACGAAGAAGCCGCAGCAATAATTATCAACCTTATCAAGCGGTCAGCGATAGAAATTAATCCCGTCAGGGGTTTTCACAAGCGGATAAAAAAGTCTACGGCTACCTTATTGGGAGATATAATTACGGCAAGAGTACAAGCAAAAAAGAACGCTAAAAACGAGAGCAATGAGAGAAATTAAATTTAGAGGGAAAGGCATTGACGGACAATGGTTTTACGGAAGCCTCTTTACATTCAAGACGACATCTTCAATCGTGACAAGACCAACCGAGTTTCATCCGGTCTATTCCGAAACGGTAGGTATGTTCACGGGATTATACGACATCGACGGTAAGGAGATTTATGAGGGTGATGTGCTATTTTCCAAGGACTATCCTAATTCAAGAATGATGGTTTATTGGGATGATAAAGACGCTGCGTACCGTCTTGTTGACCCATCCGACCAATCAATCAATTGCATAGATATACTTAGCGTTGAGTTAAACTCATGGCCGTATAAAGTAGTCGGCAACATCCACGACAATCCGAGATTCAGAGAGGTTGGGTACGGACTTGACAGCACCGACTATCAGAAAGAAGAGGAGGAAGAAAATGAGACAGATTAAGTTTAGGGGCAAGAATAAGTACGGCAAATGGATAAAGGGAAGCCTCGTAACGTACAATGGTGGTTGCAATATTATTTCATCGCCCAACGGTCGGCCATGTACTGTCTATCCTGAAACCGTCGGCCAATTCACGGGGCTTCATGACGTCTACGGCTACGAGATTTACGAGGGCGATATAGTCGAAACGTTCTCGATTTCCCAGTCAAACCGACAAGTCGGTAATTACCCGCCGCCTAATGTGGAAGTCGAAGAATACGACATAGAGCGAACCGCGTCTGTAGTAGAGTTTAGCTATGGCTCTTTTAATACTGACAAAGACCACTTTCCCCTTGCGTTTAAAGACTTATGGGAGCCAGACTCGAACGGTATTCATTCCGACAACATGGAGGAACTTTTTTGGGAGCTATGGGATGACAACTATAAAGACATACAAGACAAATACCCGTATCTGACGTGGAATCATTTCTTGACACCGTATGTCATCGGCAACATTCACGACAGTCCCGAACTGATAGACTAAGACGTGAAGAAGAAGATAATGAACGGAATAATATGAAAGTAGAAGAATTTATTAAATGGGTGGAAGCCCTTAATGCCTACAGTCTTAACGAAGCAGATGATGAAGTTAAGTACAACAAAATAGACGCTGAAAGGAGGTTTCAAATGAAAGAACTCGAAATTAAAGAAATGCTCGCCGACCCTACCGTCCCCACCCGCTACAAGTGGCGTGGTCGTATCAACGAAGCGTTCCTCGACGGCGTGGAGTACGCCGAGAGAGTGTACGAGAAGCACGCCGTTGAAGTGTGGGCGGCGAGGGGAAAGGACGGGGTGCTCCTTTTGTCGGAAGACCGCCCGCAGTACGGCAGGTATTGCGAGGACACCGACGATGAATCGTGGTACTCCCCCGAGAGCGGGGCGACCGGGGTGCTCGAGGAATACGGTTTCTTTTTCCCCAACCTGACATTTGAAAACAGCCCGCGCAGGATGAAACTGATATTGGAGGACGACGACGAATGACACTGAACGAACTAATCGCCAAGCTCGAAGAGATACGCGATGAACTCAAGAGCAAAGGGATAGACACAGATGTAAAGGTTATGACTTCTTCATTCGAATTTTACGAAGAGGTGAAGAAAGTAAGACCTTTCCATCTTAATGACGAAGATGGAGTATTAATTGAAGGCTGTTGGCCTGAAACATTAAATGGATATGAGACATTATAAGTTGCTGTTCTGCGACCTCGACGGAACACTTATCAAGACCCGAAGCGGCAAGACATTCCCGAAAGGAGTATGGGACATGGAGTTGAGACTTGAAGTATTCGAGGCAATCAAACGATTCAACCCCGACTTTGTGGGCATCGTATCAAACCAAGGCGGCATTCAGGCAGGATACGTCAGGCAAACGTATTTCAACCATAAGATAGACTACGTTGAAGCCGCATTGGAGGACTATCTCGACATATTCGGTATGGTTTGTTACAGATACTGCGACAATGAATATCCAAGCAATCCGTACCGAAAGCCGAACACGAGGATGCTCGAGGAGCTATACAAAGTCTTTGGCGGCCCTTACATCGGCAAGCCTCTTGCCAAGTCGGAATGCCTGATGATTTGCGATGCTTCGGGCAAGGAGGGGCAGTATTCGGACACGGACTTAAAGACCGCGCAGAACTTCGGCATCGACTACATGGACGTCGAGGAGTTTGTTGCCATATATGGCGAGCCAATGAATAAACTAAATAAAGAACAAAGCAATGAGAGAACCATCTGAAATTCAGCCTATTGTCAATAAAATAGAGGCATGGAGTAAAAAAGATGCTCAGAACCGTACAGTAATCGCCGTTTTCCGCGACTTGCAGTCAAAAATCGTAACAACAAGTTATGGCGGCAAATTATTGGAAGTAGGCGCTTGTGTTCGTGACCTGATGATGCAGGATGAAGATATTGCCGATTCGATTCTCCAACATGCGCTTGCATATGCAATGGTCAAATTCTCACCCGAATACATTGAGAAAGCAATGCAAGTCGCACGAGATGTCGCGGATGAAATGGCAAATAAATAAAGGACAATGACACAGATAGCAACTACAATCGAACAGAGCCAACGCCTGATTGAATTGGGCGTGGCTCACGAAACGGCGGATATGTACTACAAGCCATACGGCTCTGATACTGATAAGAGGTATGAATTGATAGCCAAGAAGCCCATGTTGTTAAGTGATATTCGAATGAGTTTAAAGAACACACTGAACAGTAATCCCGAAAAGGTGTTCGATGCGTTATGGGACGGGTATATTTCCGCATGGAGCTTGGAGGCGTTGCTTGGGCTGTTGGAAAATCCAAAACTGCAATGCGATTCGGGCGTTTGGACTTGTGCTGCATATTGGGGCAGTTCTCAACGTCTAATAATCGGACGCGGTTCGACCCCGTTTGAGGCTGCGTGTTCAGCAATTAGTAGGACGATAAAAATAAAGAACAATGATACGAGAAGAACAAATTAAAGATGCCGCAACTGATTACGGCTATTTGAATGCAGGGGGCGGCTCGCTAAGACCTGCTTATTGCGCAGGATTCTGCGACGGTGCAAAATGGGCGGACGACAATCGCACTTGGATAAGTGTGAAAGATGAACTACCGCAGGAGCACATAGACGTACTTGTGTTTGACAAGTATGGCACAAGAGCGGTTGCCTACTACTGCAACGAAGAAGGTGAGGTTTATTGGGATACCAATGACGACGAATTATCTACAATTTTCGAGGATGTGTTGTATTGGATGCCTTTACCCGACAGACCGAAAAGGAGGTGAATGATGTCGATATTCGTAGTAAAACAACCAAACGGAATGTACTGCATATTCAGTACAATAGTTGACGATGTAATCGAATACAACCTCAAAAAGAGAGATTTGATGCAATGGTTCGTCCGAAGAGCAAAAGCAATGCTTGTCGAGGAATTGGAAAGACCCGGCATGACATTCGATGAGATGAAACGGTCGATTAGGCGTCGTGACAAAGCGTATAAAGAAATCTTGAAAAGGATGAGTGACAATATTAAAACAACAGAAGAGAAATGAGAAGGTTAGATGTAGTTTTTCTGCTTGGTGCTATTTGCACGGTGCTGTGCATTCTTTGCATCGTCTTTATTTATGCGGGTCATGTGCCCTTTCCGTTGTGCGCGGCTTATTATTCGCTTTTTACGCTATTGAGCTTATACAGCTTATATAATTTAGTGCAGATTTGGAAGGAATTGCGTGCAGAAAAAAGGAATGAAAGGCATAAAAGACATTGATATGGATAAATTCGAAAAGTTTTACTTGGTAGCGGCGGTAATTTCGTCGATTGCAGTAGGCGTTTACGCTTACAGACAGCCTGACCGAACCTACCGCTATCAGGTTGTGGAGAAAACTACCGAAATATCCAGCGGCTACAATTGGTGGACGAACGGATATAAGACGGAATCGCGCAACGTGATGGTCGTAAAAGACCTCGGGACGGGGCGTATTTTCAGAGCCGAAGTAAGCGACGACACATACTACCGATTCGATAAGGGCGATACGTTTGTTATGAAGTCGCCGTTGTATTCTAAATGAAATGAATAACGTATATTTGGCAATGAACCATCATGATGCAAGAATGGTTTTAGCCATAATCATGTTCCTTAGCTTTTATTCGGCTTTAATGGGCCTGAATATCTACTTCGTGGAAAAGAAAGCCGGACACAACGATATAGGCTCGGTAAAATTCGTAATAATTGAAGCTTGCATCTTTATTTTGGCTTGCATATTGTACAATCAAGAAGTAAAATTAAAACAAATCTGTATGGAAAAACAAAAGATGTCAAACGATTGGATGCCAATCGAACGAAATGAGAAGGGTTTAATAACGAGAAAATCAGCGGAGGATATGTATAAAGCAGGACATGTTATCCTCACCGACGAAGAAGGGATTAACACTACAATGGATGTTTGTCCCGACTATTCCTTTATCTCTGAAACAGCACTCAAGAACGGGGACACGAAGTACTCGGGCTACACACATTGGAAGCCTCGTTTTAACGGGATTAGAAGTGCAAGCACGAACCCTTTAACGACAGAGGTTAACTGGTACCCGATTAACAGAGATAAAGAGGGCCGTATCCTTAACTTTTGCAGACTTAACATGTTCAAAGAGAAATACGTCTTTCTCTTCAACAGCGAAACGAGCGAACCCGAGATGCTGGACGTTAAAGCCGACGACATCGTGATTCCGTCGCACTTCACGCATTGGGCGTCAGTACCTCACGTAGAGAACAGACCGAAAGATGAACACGTCGCTCCGCATTCCTCTGATTTTGAATCGGTAGAAAAAGAAGATACTATTTGAAAATTAAAAAACATTTTGTAAGTTTGTGTCATGAACGACGAATTGCGTGATTTCAGACATAAAGCCGCTCTTCACGGGATTTGTTCCATGCGCGAAGAGTGGGATAAGGCCAAGTCGAAGAAGCAACTCTTCGATTTGGCTTGTAACATTCGCGGCTTGCAGTATATTGCGGAGTCTATCTACAACGGATGGGGACTAACTTCGAACTACATAGAAAAAGAGTTCGGACAGTTCCTAAACGGCAGATGCGTTTTCGACAAAGACGGTTACACCTCTGCAATATACTGCCGAACGAATGACTTTGAAAATGAATTTACCGTCGTTCTGGTTATTGACAGCCATTGCGAAATAGAGGTCAACCGACTCTGCGAGATATACCTCTGCAACTCCGCCGTGAAAATAACGGGCACGAGCAACTGCGTGGTATATGCATACAACTCGGAAGTCACCAACCTGAGCGACAGCAAGGCAATCATTAAGGAACGTAAATAAAGACGAGTATGGAATATAATTTCTACATAAGGCCCTACAATAACGAAGAGGATGGGCTGACACTCAACGCTTATGACTTGGAGCATGACTTCGGTGCCAAGTACGTTTCCTTTACGGGCCTTACCGAGAGCGGTGCAATCAAGAACATCTACATCGAGGACTTCGCCGAAACTACGGAGTCGGCTATGTATATCCCCGAGCAGAAGGACTTGGCGCACGAATCAACCACCGCGGCTCTTACGCTGCTTTGGACGGCTGATTCAATTTCAGGCACAATAGCCGAGAGCGTATCTGAGGCCGAAAACGCATTCTACAACTTCATCAAGGGACGAATGATTGAGTATTCGGATACGTTCAGAAAACGCTTCTACGAGCTTATTCTTATAGACGCCCCCAAGATGGTGGCTGAAAGGCTCTACGGCGGGCAGCAATACAGAGAGGTTACTTACACATTCAAGAACATTTACGGCACATCGTTTGCCGAATCTCAAATCAGCTGATTTATGGGAAAGAACAAAAAGAAGAAAAACAAAAGCGAGGACTTAAACGATTTCGTGAATTTTTTTGTTGAACATATGGCAAAACAATCACAATCAATAGAAAACGAACCGGGCGACTTCCTCGGATTCGACGTGGAAGCGGACGATACATACAAGGCGGACAACGTGATTCGGGTCGGCGACTATGTTGGCATAGACCAAGTCGACGACACTTTCCGGCATGAAAAGGTTATCGCAATCAGCGTTGACCCTGACGGACACAAGATTTACATCGTATCGGGCGGCACATGGCACTACGCCGAAGAACTTAACAAGTTCAAAATCCAAGGAAAACTTCGGGAAGAGATTCTTGACTTAATTCACAGCGTATGTTAACGGTTGAAGAAGAAACCTTACAATACTGTTTGGAAGCGGCGGGGCTTCGTACCCTGCCGCCCGTTGAAACAGACCGAAATTGGCGCAAGGGTATTGCCCTTGTGTCAAAGATGAACGGCACAAAGAACTACTGCCTTGTGCATTGTCACAAAGGTGAAGTACATATTAAGAAAGACTTCGGCTCAATCTCACGCATTTCGCAGATTATCGAAATCAGACCGTATGAGAAGATTGACCCGAATGTCGCGTACACGTCGAACGACCCGAAAGAAAAGCTCGTCTACCTCACAAAGTTCGGTCACGACCCGAATAAATTGTACAAGCTGTTGAAACACGACGGCAAGACGGCAGAAGAGATTGCACGCGACGAAGCCATTATTCAAGGCTATATCGACGATGCGGTGGAACAGCGTATGCGCGAAAACGAAGCCGAGGATGAGAGATGCAAGAAGATTTTAAACGACTATAACGAAAGGATTAAGATAAATGGCAACAAAAGAGGCAGAAAGCCAAAAAACAATTCCACAGAAAATCAATGACCTCAAAGGTCAGATTGTCGCCAACTCGAAGGATGCGGAATGGGCCAAGAAGATGCTCTCCGAACTTACATCCTTACAGAAGCAGAACGACGTGGAATCGGTTGAATTAATCGTCCCGACCAAGGACGTGATTGAAACCTATAAGCTGGGGGAGTCGTTGGATGTTATAAAAACGAAAAAAGGATTCCTCGTGAAAACAAAAAGCCTCGATTATGCGTTTTATTCGGGCATCGGGAGCGGCGGCGTTTATGCAATGATAAACAACTACTGCCAAATTCTCGAACAATACGATTCGCTTTCGGAAGAGGAAAAGGACACCGCAAGTCAGTTCTTAACTGCCATCTCCGTTATTATGCAAACGCCTATCTTTGCAAGTATAAGCGACTTGGCGCTCTTCAAAATTGCCAACAACTGCATCGAGGTCGCCAACGAGGAAGGCCAAAGAATCTTGGAAGAAGCTACCAAGTTCGAAGAGACAGAAGATGACCACAAAAAGAATGCGGAATTTGACAACCTCAGAAAAGCGGGTGATGTAATTACAGCTGACCTTTGATACTATATGCGAGAATATTAGAAGCTTTTCAAATTTGTGTGTTTTCATTAGTATTTTTGTGTTTAATGTGTTAATAATTAAGATTTTTGTTCTGATGTATTAGGCGGGCTTGTGAAAGTCCGCTTTTTTCTTGACAGTGTGATAAACCTTTGATACCTTTGTATCATAAACCCTTACATTCCATAAACCCATGACAGTATCCGAAGTAGTATTCTTTTTCTGTGACGAGATGGGCGTAGACCCGAGAAGAGTAATGAGCTACGAGCAAAAAGGCGATTTGTGGCTCACACGTTACATGATTTACTCCTACCTGCACTACGAGGTTGGATTAAGTAACAATGCAATAGCAAAAAAGTTCGACAGAACACAGCGAAACATCATCCGAGGCATTACCACTATCAAGAACCAAATGACCTACGACAAGCGCGTCAGGGCCTTGTACGACGGCATTGTGGAAAAAATAAAGGCGATGGACTGAACCACCGCCTCTATCGTTATGGAAAAGAAAGAATCAACCGACCTTTAAGATATACCCTCGTCCCGACTTGACTTCCGTTACCGAGAAGAACCGTTGCGAGAGATTGTTCACGGCATCCCGAATCTCCTTGATTACCGAGAGTACGGGGTTGTCGGAGGAAGAATACTGCTCTCTAATCGCAGCGGACAAATCCCGCAGAATCGTGTTCTGCTCGGCAACGTAGAAGCGGATACTGTTCACATATGCCTCCAACGCCGCCGCCTGAGCCTCGGTGATGTTCTGAATGCCCTTCTGTAAATCGGACAGCGTAGACTCCGAATCAGGCGAGATGTTGAATACCTGCGCCAAGGCTTTCAGGTACTCGTCAAGCTGTTCATTTGCCGAATCCACTTGTGCTTGCGCCGCCTTTAAAGTTTCTTCAAGACCCGCACCCGAGATACCCTTATCCAAGGCATCGTCAATCATCGAGAATATCCCTTCGTAGAGCTTGCCGGCTTTCTTGTAGGCCGCTTGCTTCACGAACAGATTTTCTACAAACTCCTGCCACTTGTCGTCCAAGGCGTCAAGACCTTCGCCCGTTTCCTTGAAAGCGTCCAACCATGCAGAAACAAAATCCTCCGCGGCTTGCTGATAATCGGAGCCTGACCCGAAACCGCCCATAGCCTGAATGCGGGCTATTCTCAAATCTTCAAGCTGTTCCTCCAAGTCATCAATGGCATCCTGATACTCCTTGATTTTATCCTTGTCGGTTTGCTTCTTGCTGTACTCGAGATTTATCATCTCCTTGTACGCCGCAATCTGCTTCTCAATGTTGTTCTGCGCCTTGGTATAGTCCGTTTCATAAGCTTCGGTCGAATAGGCGTTCTCGATGGCTTTTTCAAGCTTCTCGTAGGCTTTTTGCAGCTCTTCAACCTTATCCTTGACTTTCTCAATCTGCTTCTCAACGCCCGCATCGTGAGCTTTAAGGATGGTGCTGAACAGACCCGCAACCAAGGTGAGCGCTTCGGCGATAAGACCGATAATACCCAACGCGGAGTTGATTTCAATGCCGAGCGCAACGAACATGATGCCGAGCTGAACGCATTGGTCTATCATATTCTTCGCAAAATCGAACCATGCCGCATCCGACTCGCTTATATCTTCGCCGAACAGCTGAAGTCCGGATGTAATCACGTCGATAGCACCGCTCCCTATCTTCCCGACTTCCTGCAACTGAGTTTGAAGTTTCTCGGTGGCGAGCCTTGCGTTACTGAACGTCTGCACATACTGCTGATTCGTTGAAACCTGACTCTTCGTAGTCTCGATATTTTTTGTTCTTGCGGCTATCTCCATGTTAATGGCATCGGGAGTCATTTCCATGTACTTCTTCTGCCGCTCGGAAAGATTCAAATTCTTTTGGTCGATGTTTAACGCTCCCTGCTTCAATCCCTGAATAAGTTGCAAGTCCTCCAATTCTTTTTCAAGGTTGGCAAGTTGCTGTTCACTCGACGCCAAGTCCTCGCTTGCCGTTGTCGCGGTGATGCCCTCTGTGCGAAGTTTATACGCCTCCTTAATCGCCTCGATAGGGGCTTTAAATGCGTCAGAATCGAACTTTGCATTGCGTATCTTCTCTTCGTATTGGGCGAGCTGTTTGATTTGCGTGAGCGAAAGATTTTGGGTATTATTACGAATATCCTTAATCTTTTCCAACATCGTATCGAGAACACCCGAAGTCAGATTGCCAAGGTCTTGGAATATCTCGGAGAACAAAGGTGACTCCATAATTTGCTTGAAGTCAAACTCAGCCATCTTGTCGACAATCTCTTTCTTGATTCCAGCGACGCCTTGTTTGAGAATACTCTCCCAAGTGCTGATGCGTTGTTTGAGTTTTTCGGCATCGTCGCCCTTTACCTCGCCCGTATCAATCTTCGCCCATGCGTCTTTGATAGACTTACGAAGGTCGTCCTGCATCTGCTTCATTTCGGCGTATGCGTCAAGCTGATACTTGACTCGCTCCGTGTAGGCGTGAGAAAGGTACTTCGTGTAGCTCTTGATTCGGTCTTTCAGCTCCTTAAGCTCGGTTTCCTTAATCTTCTTCTCGATGTCGTTGTAAGCCTTGACGCCCTCTTCACCGTACTTCTTCTGTACCACAAGGAGGTCTTTATAGAAGCTCTCGATGTTCTCTTTCGCTCCGTCAAGGTCAATCGGCTTACCTCCGACCATATAGATAAGGTCGATAGGAAGATTCTGATTTTTAAGCTCCTTGGTAAGCTCTACGTTATCAAGCAACTCATCCATCTCTTTCTTCACCTTTTCGAGAGCGTCCTCTTGAAGCTTCACGCCAATCTCAACGCGAAAGTCGGCGGCAACCTTTTCAAATTCATCGACAAGTTCAGGACGTATCTTCCGCACTTCTTCTATCATCTTTTCAAGATTAAGCACGGCACCCTCTTTGCCCATACCAAGCTTAGAAATCTCGTCAATATCAAGACCAAGCTCTTCAAAGTATTTTCTGAAAGCTTCCTTGGATTTCTCCAATGATTCCGTGTCGCTGTAAAGCTTGTTCGTTTCCTCGTACTTCTTGTAGTAGTCCTGAAGAGCTTTAAGACGATTCTTCCACAGCTCGGAAACAGTATCTTTACCCTTACCCGAATTTTTATCCAAGGCACCCAGCGCTTTGGCGAGCGTTTTGAAAAACTCGATAATTACGGGAGCTTGTTCGAACTGTTCTTTCGTCAAGCCCGTAATGAGCTGCGCTTGCGCTTCGGGGTCTGCCCAAACCATAGACTCTGAAATCTGCTTGTATTGCTTTGCTTGCTGTTCGAAAGCTTCGCCAGCCTTTTTAGCGGATTCAGCGGCAGTACCGAATGAGTCCTGCGCGGTAACTTCAAAGTTCACGAACGAGTCGATGCCGAGCTGAGAACCTTCGGATATTTTCTGCATTACCGCCCAAATGTCACGTTGGATGCTTGTGCCTTTCGCGGCTTCACCTACGCCCTTGATATTTTGGGAGAACTTTTCTACGAGAGCATTGGCGGGGTCTGCGGCGTTCGTCATCTTCTTTATATCGTCCGCCCACTGAATCCAATAGTCTGACTTGATGTTTCTTATTCGTTCCTGCAACCTGAAGTTGGAACCGAGAAGGGTGTTAAGCTCTTCCAAGTTGGAAATAGGCTTGGCTCCCATTTGGGTCAAAAGGTCATTAAGCTGTTGGAAGCCCTCTTCGCCCTCCTTCGTGAACGCTCCGTCTGCGGACAGCTTGCCTGACTTTTGAAGCTTTGAAAGTTTATCGAAGAGATTTTCTACCGTGTTAAGCGTTTCTTCTCTCTCTTTTTTCTGCTTTTCAAGCACCAACAATGTCTGCCGCTCGTGCTCGGTGTTTGTTTTAAGAGAAAGACCCGTTTCTTCTTCCAATTTCTTGATAGCTTCGGTGTAGTTCATGACGCTCTTGAAGTCGTCACCCCACCAGTTGGTATCGAATATATCGTCTGTAACCGCCTTGATGTCCTTCAACTGCTTCTTCGTGCCGCCAAGCAAAGAGTAGATGCCCGAGGTGTAATACTCGTTCATCTTGTTGACAAACAGCTCGGCAAAATCCGAACCCTCTTTATAGCCTTGCTTTACCCCTTCGCTAATTGTTTCCGTATAGATTTCCTTGGCTTTATCAAGAGTTGCACGCGGCCAAATATCCTTGATGGCGTCAAAGTTCTTCATTCCGTTTTTGGTGAACAACTCGTCGATGGTCTTGGTTTTAGCACTCTGAAGCGCTTCCAGCTCTCTCTGCTTGCGTCGCTCGTCGTAGTATTCTCTCAAAGCCGCGGTAGCCTTTGGGAGGTTCTCTTTCAGGTCGGACACCCATTCGCGTTCAAGCATATATGAAGGAAGAATGTCGTTGAAGGTTCGCTTCATTTCCTCCATAGCCTTGGTGCGCTCTTCAAAAGAAGTCGTAACACTCGCAATGGTAGCGGCAAGACGTTCGTATGTGTTGATACCGTTGTTTGCGTCGCCTTCAACATCGGCGTCAGCGCTTGCCATAACCTGCATTACTTTTGTTGCCTTGTCGTTTGCCACGTTCAAGAGGTGAATCAAAACGGAGAGTCCTGCAATAAAGGACGTAATACCGAGGCCGATGCCCACCTGCATGACATTGCTCATATTTGCAAGAGAGTTTGCGAATTTAGACGTTTTTTTTGTTGCTTCGGCTAAAAAAAGACCAAGTTTTTTTAGGCTTCCGCCTATTGCTAAAATTTGCAATCTCCACATATTCAACAGTTTGCCTATCCCGAAAGTATAGAGAAACGCTTTCAGGTCGGACGCAAGAGGTTGCCAATGATTAATGAGCATGCGGATGAGTTGCAATGCCTGAGAAACAAACGACTGATTATCCTTGCCGATGTCGTTGAGCATGATGTTATAAGCATCCTTGATACGCTGTACCTGACCGTAAAGCGTTTCGGACTGTTTCTTCTGCATATCGAAGAAGATACCGCCCTCGCTCGTTACGCGACGGAATACTTCTTCCACGTCCTCGAACTTCACCATGCGCTTTGTAATCATATCCATTACGTCACCGACGGAAATTACGCGCCCTTTAAGCTCGGAGAAGTATGTCGCCAATTCGCCCGCGATGTTCAAGCCAGCTTCGGTAAACTGTCTTACTTCCGTTGCTCTAAGGTAGTTGGCCGACTTCACCTGACCGTAAGCCAAGATGAGTCGCTGCATATCCACGCCAAGCCCGGCGGATACGTCGGCGAGCATCTTAGTCGTTTGAACGAGTTTGCTTGCTTCGATACGGTATGCCGCCAACTGCTTGGTGTAAGTGGTCAACTGCATAATCGTAAACGGTGATTGCAAGGCCATATTCTGCACCTGAAGGAAGATTCTGTCCGCCTCGTCCTTATTCTGCAAGATGGCACGCAATGCGACGTTCTGCAGCTCAAACTGAGCGCGAACTTCCACCATCTTGTTGATATACCCTCTGATGGCTGAAATGGAAAATGCCGCGAGGAGTCCGCGTTTAAGCTGTTCCAATGTATTTGTAGTGCTCTTTGATTTGGAACCAACCTCGCCCATCGCAGTTTTGATTTGGTCTATCTTTCCCTTCGTCGTGGAGAGCATACCATTCAACCGAAACCAGTCCTCGGAACCGTATTTCAGGCCCGACATGGCGGTTTTAAGTTGGTCGTAAGCGATTTTCAAATCTTTCAGAGCGCCCGTCTGCTTTGCGATGCTGTAAGCTCGTATTGCAGTATCAACGGTGACTTCCTGCTTTCCTTGTGCGGCTTGAACGCCCTTTAATGCAGCCTTGTATTGATTCTGCGCCTCCGTGAGTTTTTGGATGGTCGTTCTAAGCGACTCGGCTTTTGTCTTGTTCCGCCCCTCTGTGTCGGACAGTTGCGACAATGCCGTTGTCAGCTGTTTGATAACTCTCTCCCGATTCTCATACGTATTGGCGTAGTCGCCCGATGTACGGCCCGATTCAAGCTTCTGTGCCGCACGCATAACCCCTTCGTAGGAGGTGACGTACTTCTTGTAGTTTTCTTCTCGGGCGGCGCTTTCGGCTTTGCTCTTTTCCTGAACGGCGACGATATAATCTGCGACAGACTTCTGATTGGCTTCCGCCTCTTTCTGTGCGCGATATTCATTGATTGCGTCAACGTTCATCGCTTCTATCTGCCTTATTCTGCCGTAAATCTGACCGTATTGAGCCACAACAGCATCGTATGCCGCGTTATTGGAAGTATCCATGCCGATACTTCTCGCACTTTCGATAAGCTGTTTCATGCGCGTAGCCTCGTTCACCAAGTTCTTGTACTCGTTAACAAGGCCCTTAATCGTCGTTCCCTTTGCCATTTCAGCATTAAGGGAGGCGTTTACTTTCTCAATGCCCTGAATCTGTTCGACAACCTGCTGTGCTGAATACTGCAAAAAGTCAAGGCTCCCTCTTTGACTCGATACGGCACTGTTGAATTTGTTCGTTGCATTGGTGGCTTCGTTTTGGAGTCTGTCAAACTCGGCAATGACAGCCATTATATCCGCATAGCGCTTCTTCATATCGTCGAGCGTCTGAAGGTCTGCGTAGGATGCAGTTCCAGCCGTGCGCATATTCTCGTAGTTTGCGATGGATGTTTTCAGGCCCGACGCTTCATTTTTAAGACCGCCCACCTCGAACACGCTGGCAAACTCCTGCGCGGCACTCGTTGCTTCCTGCATCTTGGCTCTAAGCGCTTCGATATTTGCGGCTCCCGACGTTTTCAGTCGGTCGATGTCCTGATTGATTTCGTTAAGCTTGGTTTGAAGAGCGGAGGTGTCCTGCAGGTATGTAGTGAAAACGTTTTGCTTTGTGGCGGCGGCTTTTGCTTCCGCGGCTTTACGAGCCTCTTCGACCCGACGGAGCGATTCGGCAAGTTCATAATTCTTCTTTGCCATAAAGTCGCTTCTGTCCTGCTTGTACGCCTCTTCCACGCCCGTTCTGATAGTCTTGTACCCGTTGCCGACATTATCAATCTCCGCCCTTAATCTCGCGATATTCGTGAGCAGGTATTGAATGTACTGTTTCTGCGCCTCCGTAGCCGAGCCTTGAATCTTGGTATCCATCTGAATGTTCTTCAGCTCTTTCTCGTAACGAAGCTTTTCGGCATAAAGCGACGTGAGTTGTCGTTGAACCGATAACTCTTCCGATGTAGGTTGCAGGGCACTCTTGTTCTGCGCCTTGACAATCTCTTCCGCCTTGATTCGCTCTTTATTAAGCTTGTCATGATAGTCAGCGATTTGCTTCACCTTCGTAATATAGTCCTGACTGTTTCGCGTGTCGAACATATCTTTTGTGGCGGTGGAAACATTCTGCGACTTCTCTGCAAGCTGAGTCAACGCGGCATTAACTTGGTTCATTCTGTTTTGAAGCGCGGCATACAGATTGGTTTGCTCTTTGGTCAGAGGCTCTATGTCGAGAATGCTGTTCTTTTCGCTTAAAACAAAGAGATTGTTAATCTGCTTCGACAGCTTGGCACGCTCGTTAAGGAGGCGGTTCTGCTCGGTCAGGAGCTTGTTCTCTTCCCGACGCTGTACGACCGCGCCCTTATCCAAGAGGAGCTTGTTCTTTTCCGCATCGGACATTCTAAGGACACGGGCGTATTCTTCCAAGGCTCGAATCTGATTCGTTAATGCTTGGTCTGAAACAACCGTTCCGTTTTCATCCTTACGCTTCTTTTTAAGCTCTTCAATGGTCTTTTCAATCTCGACAAGACGTTTTCTCAAGTCCTCGGCACTCGCGGCGCTTACGTCGAATTTAAGCAGGTCTACGTCCTTCGTGCGGAGTTGCGACATCGCTTGAATCACGTCGGACAAAGACATGGCGGTAGCTTGCGCCGTAGTCCCCATACCCGAGAGATTGGCGGTAATGGTGACTGTCTTTTCGGTGGCCAAGTCCTCGATTGCCGCCTTAGCCTCCTTGACTTTATTAATGAGCGCATCAAGTCCGCTTCCGCTTTGGGCCATATTTCTGAAAGCCGCATCCATGAGTTTTGTCTGTTCCTCGGTTCGGGTACGCATACCGTCGATAATCTTGTCAAACTCCTTGACTTTCGCTTCCACGGCGGCAATATCAAACTCAAGTTGCACGCCTATACCATAGTTATCAGGCATATTTGTAATTATTTAAAAATTGGCAATCCTAAATCATTCATAAACTTTTCGGGGTCGTCGTACAATTTGGCGTTACGGGCCGACTTCCACGTTCTGTACTCTTTCGCTTGCTTTTCGGAGAGATACAAGGTATGCGAGGCGTCAATACCCATAATCTTTATCATCGGAAGTGACAAGCCCCATAGATAATAATCGACCGTGAACTGCGGAAAGGCCTTTAAAAAGTCGGCCATATCGCCGATGCACGTAGTCGACTCAACCATTATGCTTCTGTCCTCTTCTTCGTCAGCTGATTTCGGAACAAATCTATTTGACTGCAAATCAAAAAAAAAGCGTCGATGTTCAGCATCTTGAACACTTCGATTAGAATATTCAGATATTCACGAGGCGACACCTCCCACTCGATGTAGTCGTACAGCTGTTGGTATTCCTCCCCGAAAATCTTATCCTTGTCATTCAGAACGGCAAGCGTGATAACACGTATGACTGACGGCACGTTTGAGGCAAACTGCTTGATGATGTCACCGAACGATTCGCCGCTCTTGGCAATCTTGCACGCCTCCAAAGCAATCAAATTCTGCGTTCCGGCTCTCAATGCGCGAATGTTGTACGTCCGCTCTCCTATCTTTATCGGCTTGGGCAAATCAGCCATAACACTCGATATGAGCATCTGCACGTCAACATCGCTGTATTTCTTTTCTTCCTTTTCCATATATGCAAAATAAAAAAGGCGGCGGCACAGAGCCTACCGCCTTTCTGTTTTATCTAAACCCTTACTCTTGTTATTTTGAATCTGCCACGGTCAGAATCGGAGTTGTAAGCAATGCAATCGGAGTTTCGCTTGTCATCGTGCCGAGCTTGGCCGAAGTTGCAGTACCCGTAAGCGTACCGTATGCCACGTTGGTCGAGAGGGATTCGAACACGAGCTTCGGAGCGATGAGCACCTTCGGGAGAAGTACGCACTTGTTGCCTTCGAACTTAACCTGCAATGCAATGTAGCGGGATTCATACGTAGACGGAGCGCAGACAGCGTTCGTCGTAGTGTCTTTCGTCCAACCCATTACCGAGGTGAGGAAATCTTCATCAATAGAGGCGTTGTTCAGTTCTACCTGATACGCCCCGGCGGTTGCCACGGTGAAGATTGGGTCGTCGGAAGTTTCGCAGTCGATGTCGGTGGTATCAGGGTCGTCCTGAGTGATAGACAAGGAGTCGGCGATAACGCTTGAAAGCTGAATACCGTTCGTAGGAGCCGTTTCGTGGTCGTCGCCCGTCCACACACCTACGAGGATTTCCTTCGCTTTGGTGTAAATAGTCTTTGTTGCTGTTGCCATAATCTAAATAATTATCAAGTTAATAGCTATGATTATATAGTGCATATTATAGACCGTATCGTAATCGGACATGCGATACAGCTCACTAATCTTATAAATTTCGCTCTCCTGATTGTCAAGAACCTCGTCGAAGGCTTTTTCCATCTTGGAGAGCAGTGTAACGTTCTTTCGGCCCGTCGACGTCGGCTTGGCGTACAGAAAAATGTTTACCGCGCCCTTGCAGTGCGAGTTGTAGTCGTTCACCGCCATGCCGCAGTCGATAAGCACCATATCCGTGGCATTGGTGTTCAACGTGCTCGGAAGAGTGCCCGCGTAACACAAGTCGCTCACCTTGCCTTTCAGGATGCTGTCAAGGTAAGTTTCTATCTTCGATATGTTTGCGTTTCTGTTACTCATTTTTATTACCGTACACTATTGATACCCTGCCTTTAACCTTGGCGGCTTCCCTCTCCATGTCGTCCACAATCGTGGTTATGATTTTATATTTCGTACCGCCCGAGGGAACCTGCGCCCCGTCCTCCAAGATTCGGGCATAGAACGCGGCGGCTACAACCACAAGCACGTATCGGCCTTTCGGCTTATAGGTCTGACACCAATCCTGCAACCAACCGCGACCCGTATTAGGCGGAATGCCTCGTTTGCGCCACCCTTTATGAGTCGAATCCGAGTCCTCTATATCGTTGGCGTAGCCCATCTCTTTAAGACTGCCGTTGAAGTAGACCGCCCAGCCGATTGAGTCGCTGAGGTTGTGCGACTGGTCGGTCGTTTTATGCAAGTGGTATGCCCTATAAGCAAGTATTCGACCCGCGCGTGCAAGCTGTGTAATCTGCAACTGCTGAATGGTCTTTTGTATGGGAGTCCAAGGCATATGCTAAGTTTCAGTATTCACTTTTATATCACACGAACAACCGCCCACCTGCGACGGTCTTATCACTTCGACGATTCCTTCGACGGGATAACCGTAAAACGACCCTCTGAAAGTCATACCTCGGCGTATCACTATATCCTTGTAGAGGTCAATAGTGCCCGTGGAATCGGGGTTCTCAAACAAAGGGAAGTATATGGTATATTCCGCGCCGAGAAGCCCCGCACTGTTAAGCTTGGACGTTCTCTGAATGTCGCAGACCGTTTCATATACCAATACTTCTTCCTCAGTTTGCTCATCAAGCGGCTTGCTCTCGTCAACGCCAATCGAATAAAACGCACCGTAGTACGGATATTCGCTGATATTAGGATTATCGTATATAGGCATTACCAATCCCTTTCATCAATCCAACTGCAACCTCCTTCAAGCTCGGCGTCCGTCGGGAACGGATTCTCGCCCCATTTCTTATACAGAGCCATCATCCATTCGTATATCTGCTTCTTGTCCGAGATATACTGACTGCCTCGGGTCTTGGTGAAATCACCGTGACTGTCCGTCTGACTTGCCGTTTGAGTCGGCGTAGTATATATTATTTTCAAAAGGTCAGCGGTCAATAAATCAATATCCTGCTGACTAAGCTCGCTGAAATCGTTTACATCCTGCAACCCTCTCGCCATTACGGCATACTCCACCTGCTTGCGTTCAAACGTGTAGCCCGTCAGACCGTTAGCGGCGTAATCAACGATGTCAAACTTTGTTTCAATCATAATAGAGGTTGCGTTTAGTTAATACAAAAATAAAGTTGTTATAGAAAAATCAGAAAAGTCTAAAAAAGTTACATATCAGTGTGATAAATTCTCGTCTTTATCATCTTCAACAATATCTTTCAACTTGAAAAACTCCGTGAGAGCTTTCAAAACATTTATACGTTTGCCCGTGTTCTCCATGCGCAGGTAACTGTTCCAAGCTTTCATAAGCTCCATCGCGGCGAATATGACGAGCATGGTGGTAGACAATGCCGTAACGCCCATCTCTACGTCGGCGGTGATTCTGAAACATCCTGCAAGGAGTACAAGCAAAAAACAGTTGACTATCTTGTTGAAGTACTTCGACCCTTTCGGCTTCTTCGACTTATCTCTTTTACTGTCCGCTTTCCAAGCTTGAACGGCAAAGCGATAATCGCATATCGTAGATACAAGCGTCAGCAGCAACCAAGGCGCCAAGAACGAAAAGAACTCAGTAACTTGCGGAACAACATGTGATGTCAACCATTCTGAAAAGCAGCAGTTTTCCATAAATCAATCTCTCTTTCTTCCTCTTTTATTAACCACATGCCGCTCGCACAGAGGCAGAGCAGCCGCGAAGAGTATGATTTCACCTACGATTCCGATTGTGGCAGGTGAAACCGATTCCCGCGTGTCAACATAAAATCCCATCAATATAAATGATACTCCCACCATTGCGAACACAAGCGCAACGCTGTGTATGAGTGCCCATTTCTTAAAACGTCCTTTACCCATGACTTTTTTTTGTTTTAAAAATACGTCGTGAAAGCGTTTTCGGTTCAGTTGCAAAATCCGTTAAACTATCACTGTGTCAAACGAGTGCATATAACCGAAAAAGGAGGAGATTTCACAACCCCCTCCTTTCACCTTCTATTAGAACCTATGATGATTTTTGCACACTTTAATCGGCAGTAGTCGTGTCGATAAGCACCTGATAGAGGTAGTTTTCAAGCATCGGCGCGGCGCTTGCCACAACATCCGTTGCCCAATACTTGTACATACCGTTGATGCCCGTGGTGTTGATAACAGTTGCAACGCCGTCAAGCGTAGTGCCAAACACCTTCACGATTTGGTTGTTGCCGTACTTGTCGTAGAGATACTTGTCGATAATCTCCGTGCGATAAGTATGACCTGCGATGCCTACAGGACGAAGAACGGCAACGCCCGACTTCCAACCGCGGATAATCTTGTCGCCGTCTTTCTGATGTTCCGAAATCACGCGAATCTTCGGAAGTTCAGGGAATCGCCCGGCAACGTAACGGTTGAACGCTTCTTCGGTGATGAGAGCCGCAGGAACGGCATCCGTCTGAGAAATGAGCTGACCGTTGTCGAGGAGGTAGTTGAACTTGATGGTGTCAATCACCTGCTTGTTCTTCAAGAATACCTGAGTGAACTGTTCATAGGTGATGTCAAGTTCAAGTTCCATGCTTTCACGACCCCATACTTCTTCGCGATACTTCTTCGAGATAGCTACGATTTGGTCGAGAAGCATACAGTCGTCATCGGCCCAAACCTTTGTGCCCGCAGTCGTCTTGTTGGCTTCTGGAATCGGAGCGGAATAAATCGGAGATTTAATACCCTGACCGAAGTTGTAAAGCACCTGACCCGTGGAGATGGCTTGCATGGACATGTTCGTGAGTGCCATGTCGATACCGTCGAGGCGCGGCTGAAGCACGTTGGTTGCATAGCCGAGAAGAATCGGAGCATCGTCGCCAAACTCTGCAAAGATGCGTTCCTTCTGTTCGCGTTCCATAGCTTGTTCCTGCCATGAAACCGAAATCATATCGGCAAACGTGGCGTTGTAGAAGCTCGAAGCCCCTTCTTCGCCGAGGCGACCGATACCGCGAGGAGCACGCATGTCGGCGATGGTGGCGTGTTCAGGCTCACGCGCCGTAATCTTGATTGCGGCTGTACCGTCGTTCGCTGTTGCCACGAGTGTCGGGTCAACCGGGAAGAACGTTTTCCACAGAGCGTAATTCGCACGAATGAGGTCTGGGTCGTTCAGAATGTAAGAGATGATGTTGCGCCCTTCAACCGAGTTCTCGAACATTTGAACGTATTTGGAATTGGAAAAGTCAAATTTCATACGTCTTGTTTGTTAGGAGTTAATTAATCACTTTTGAGCCAAAACTGTCGGCTTAACCCGAGCGTCGATTCTGAACCAACCGTTCACGTTGGCGGAGTTCAAATCAAGCACACACTGTGGAAGCGGTGACATCTTGTGAATGTATGCCGTAGCCGCAACAACTGGCGTGTAGAAGTACTTGGCCGATTCAAAGTCGGTCATGGAATCTCCGCTTGCGCTCGGATTGTAAGAGAATGTCAAGTCTTGGTCTGCCCAAGCATTGATGTTCTTCACAACCATATTGCCGTCCGTGTCCGCTTCAACAAGCACGTCACCTTCCTTCGGAGCGGTAGTCGGAGCCTTGGCCAAAGTCAAAGCCCAAACATTACCCTTGTCGGTAACGGTCGTTTCAGTTACGCCGATAACCGTAAGCGCTTCCCCCTTGCCGCCGATTGTGGCGGGAGCGATTGTAAGCACGTCACCGACAAACGGAATGTGCTTGTAACCGTCGCGAACGATATTTACGGTCGTACCCGAAGCGGAAACAACTTCGTAGGTCTTGAGCATGTAAAGTTTCGGATTCTCTGTTTTGGCGTCATATTCCATATAGAACAAGTCGCCAGCGAAGAATCGGAATGCGCCTTTCGGGGCGTTCATGATTCTACCGCCGAATGGGAATGGGAGCAGGTCGCTGTAGTTATCGTCGAAACGGACGAAAACGTGTTTAGCACCGCCAATTTTGCCGCTCTGTTGAATGAGGGTACGTCCTGCAAGGAAGGTACCAGCGGCCTCTTTCGTAACTTGCGCCATCGTATTTTATTTTATAAGTTAAAACTTCTGTGATTCTCTCTGTTTCTTAGCCATCTCCGCGGCTCGTTTCAGAGAGTCAATCGAGTCAATTTTGCCGCCGTTCGGTGGGAGCGGAGTCGGAGCAGGTTCGACATGTGCTTTTGACTTGTTGTAAAGCTTGAGCCAAGAGTCGGCCTTTTCGCTCACGTTAAGCTCTTCCGTAATATTTACCTCCGAAATAAAAGAGTTCAACCATTCGTCGTCTTTAATACCCTTTTCCTTACAAGCGGATAAAAGCTCGTTTCTTTTGTCCGATAATTTCCGTTGGAGAGCTTCCTGCTCTCTTTCCGCTTTCATCGCTTCGATTTCCCTCTTCAAAGCCTCGTATTCCGAGTTTGGTTCCGCAGGTTTCGGCTTCGGGTCGGGAGTAGGTTCAGGTTCCGTCGGGTGGTCTTTTGCCCATTGCTTTGCAAAGTCCGATTTATCCTTCCCGATATTGTCGTTAACGGGGTTCAGGATAACGAGTGCTTCCGTGATAAAATCAGGCAACCCCGTATCTTCGTTCGCAAACTTCGGCAGCAGGGTTTCTACTATCGAATCCAATGTTCTCTCTGACATGCGCAAGGTTTTCTTGCCGTTGTTAGTCAATTCGCGTTTGAGGCTTTCAACCGCTTGTTCTTTAGTAAATTTCATAGCGTACAAAAATGTTTTGACAAAAATATAAAGGTTGTTTTATAACTAACAAAAATATTTAACTTCAAATCCGTCAGTGTGATAAAGATTCCGCAAAATGTTGAAGAAGTTGCAATTCAGTCCTTTGTATATTTGTATATTAGAACTAAATAAGTAACGTCCTCTTGCACGCGGGGCGGGTTCGGCATAGCATTTTGATGTGTCGAATATAATGGGAAGCGGCAACTATAAAGGAATAGTTATGGCGCAAGAAGAAAGCAAAATAAAAATCATTAGTCCACAAGCGGGCGGGCAAGAGAAATTCGTCAGAACTTCCGTTGATATAGCCATTTTTGGCGGTACCCTTGGCGGTGGCAAGTCATTTGGGGCAATTTTAGCGAACTCTGAACCATTTTTAGACAGCAACTACCGCGCGGTATTCTTCCGCAGAACCCTCGGAGAACTTAAAAGCGCGGGGGGTATTGTATCGGATTTTGAAATGGCATACGGCGATTCCATCTCTATAAAGATTTCCGAGAATCCACGCATCACGTTCAAACAGACGGGTGCTTGGATTGAATGCCGACAGATAGCCGACGAGAACCCGCAGAAGGTGAGAGAAACTTTCAAAGGGCTTCAAGCGGACGCAATATTCTTCGAAGAGTTGACGGGGTTTAGTTTTTACACTTGGAACTATCTTGCATCCCGCGCCCGAGGTACGGGTAAATGGACGGGGAAGGTTAGAGCGACAACCAACCCGTCAAAAAGTCATTGGGTTCGGCGAATGCTGAAACACTACATCGGCGAGGACGGTTTTGTACCGCCCGAGAAGAGCGGCATGGTTATGTATGTCTATCTCGACGGCGACTCGGTTGATGATTACGTTTGGGGCGAAACCAAAGAAGAAGTTTATTGGAAAGCCAAGGCGTCGATAGACCGAAAATTAAAGATGATGAAGGATGATACGATTACTTACGAGAACCTTATCAAGTCCTTTACATTTATCCTCGGCAATCTTGCGGAAAACAAAGCTCTCCTTGGAGCCAACAGAGACTACGTAGGTAACGTCAGCGGTAAAGAAGGTGAAGCGCTCCTGCTCGGTAATTGGCTCGTGGATATGGACTCTTCCGAGAATCAGCTCATACAACCAAAGAATGCGCGTTTGGTTGTAGAAAACGGCCCGTGTACGAATGGCAGGAAGTATATATGCGCCGACCTTGCAGACACGGGAAAGGACGCCACGGTAATTTTAGCCATTGACGGTTTTCATGTATTCGACTATATGATTCTGCCTAAATCGACCCCAAGGCAGAATGCCGATTGGATAAAGAGGATGGCATTGAAGCACGGCATCGCGGACAGTCATATAATATACGACGGTCAGCGTGCGGCATACATGATTGACTACATCCCCGAAGCCATCTCGTATATCTCGTTTGTCCCGGCGCGAGGCATCTATATGCGAAACTTCAAGCGCATGAAGGACGAGTGCTATATGCGTCTTGCCGAGGCAATCAATAGCGGAAGATTCTCCATTGACGAGAAAGTCGCAAACTCCATATACGAGCACAGTAGCGGACAGCAGTACACAATCCTGAACGAGTTCGCGGAAGAGTGCGGCGTTGTGGAGTTTGAAGAGGACTTTTCGGGTAAGAAGAAGCTCCTGACGAAGAAAGCCATGAACAGTCGACTGACGGGTTCCAAGTCTATGGACTTATGCGATGCCATTCATATGGTCATGTCGCAGTATATCTTCTGCGAGTACGGTACGGAGCTTGAAGTTGCGCCCCAAAACGACGACTATGAAGATGGCAATAACGGCGGCGCTAATATTTATGACGAAACTTTTTGGTGTTGACTATGGAAAATAAGAGTATCTTAAAACAGATTACGGAAGAAGCCAAGCTTAGAGGGCACAGCGTGAGAATCAGAGATATTGCTTACGCTGTATTGCGCGTGAAGTTCGAAGATTCACTGACAGCCTACACGGTTGTATTCGGGCCTCCGCAAGCGAACAACGACATCAGCGCATACGAGTCGCTTGAAAACGTAAAATACCTGATTCGAAGATTCGAGGACGAGAAGCTTGAAAGTTCCAAGAAAGACAGCGGCATAGACCTGCAAAACGCTTTGGCGCAGATTAAACGCAAAAATGATGACGACAGCGAGGGTATCACCTTCGACGAGAACCGTCAGGGTATCGAGATGCAGTTGAAAGAAATCTTGGAGCTGAAAAAGACGGAAGGTTTGGATGTGAGAACATTGGCATTGCTTCAAAAGACCGAAGCCGACCTGCGTGTAAAGCTGAACGATAAATTCAACGTTTCAGACAAGACAAGCGAACAATATGTTATTGTACAGCCTAAATTTAATACAATTTGCGAGCATACCCGCAAAGAGTGTTGGTTGCAAACCGAGAAGTATGCTATGGAACATTGGCATTTAATCAAAGACCCAAACTTTAAAGAATAATTTATGGCAGATTCAAGCAAACTTATTCCATTTATCCTGAAATGGGAAGGTGGATTTGTAAACAGAAAGACGGACAAAGGCAAGGCGACAAACAAGGGCATTACGATTGCGACGTTCAGACAGTATTACGGTCAGGACGCCACGATTGAGCAGTTGAAGAATATCACAGACGAACAGTGGAAATACATCTTCAACAAAGGATTTTGGTACCCGTTCAAAGGCGACTACATCAAGAATCAGAATGTCGCCAACGCTTGTGTGGACTGGGCGTGGAACAGCGGTACAAAAACCGTAATCAAGCAGGTACAGAAGATTCTCGGGACGGCGCAGGACGGCATTGTAGGCAATATCACGCTCGCGGCAATCAACAACGCCAATCCGCAGGAGTTGTTCGAACAAATAAAGGAAGCTCGGCTTCGGTTCGTGCGTAATATTGCGGCAAACGACCCGACGCAAGCGGAATATCTCAACGGCTGGATTAATCGTATCAACGCTTTAAAATACTCCTGATTATGGCACAGAAGATAGACAGAACGGGCGAAACAGGCACTAATTGCCAAGGCCTGACAATGAGAATCATCGAATACACCAACTGTAAAAACATCTTGGTGGAATTTCAGGACACGGACGAGGTGGTGCATACCTCGTACTACAAGTTCAAGAAAGGCTTGGTTTGTTCGCCAATCAGACACAAGGAAGAACTTGCGCAGACGGGCTATAAGGACGACGAAGAGGAAGATGAAACCTTTGAAGTTTGCGCCGCGCAGAAAGCGTTGGCCGTCATAGTGCTCGTTTTTATTGCTTTGATAACCATTATAATTCTCGTCTGCGGTCATGCGTAAAATTGTCTATATCCTCTTATTCTTCACGCTTTTGTGTTCGTGCAGGAGCGTGAAGTATGTTCCCGTTGAGTCCGTCAGACTTGACAGTGTGATATATTACAAAATTGCTAAAGATACTCTTATCCAAAGAGATAGCGTATTTTTAGAAGTGCGTAACGATACGGTTCGAGAGTACAAATACAAGTTTGTTTACAAAATATCGGAGCGGGTCGATACGACATACGTGAACAAGATTGACTCTATCAGCGTACCTTATCCCGTCGAGAAAAGCCTCACCAAATGGCAGCAATTCAAGTTGGATATAGGCGGGATGTCAATAGGGGTGAGCGTTTTAGCAATTATAATGGCCGCTTTATGGCTGATTAAAAAGTATCTAAAATGAATGCGACAGAAAGACAATTGATAGACGCATTATTGGCAGACCCGGGCAAATTGAAACAGAAGAAGCCATTCTTCCGAGGCGTCCGAAAAGTAGGCGGTCTTGGCAAGAACAGTGTCACCACGATGTTGGATACCGTCGAAGCGAGATTGCCGCGTCTGAACCTTGAAGTGGTCACGCAGGACGACTATATACGCGAGCTTGACGTGTACAGCCACAAGGTTCTGTTTGACGAGAATGTGCCGTCTATCACCATCAAGGCGTCGGGCGGCGGCTATCTTGAGATGGAGCAATACCGCATGGCTATTCCGTTTCAGCAGATTATTCTCGAAAAGCAGGTTCGGCATCTGTGTGTGAACATGATGGAACAGACCTTGGAGAATCAGAATCCAACGGAGGCGCAACAGAAGAACTTCGTCAAGGTAAAGCAGGAATGGTTGAAGAAGAACATGGAGGGCGCAAAGACGCAGTTCGTCAAAGACCAAAAATCCTACGGCGACGCGGCTCTTTTGTTTTATATGGACGGGAACAACAAGATTTGCACCCGAAACATCAACTATGCCGACGGGTATGTCATTATCACACATAAGGACGGCAACGGGAAACATATCCTCGAATGCCTCTATTATGAAAACGACGACATTGAATACCTCGACTGCTATGACGACGAATATATCACGCGCTTTACCAACGAGCCGATTATCAACGTGAATGCGGGCACAATCTCGTATTCCATGAAGCGTTATCCTCCCGTCCGTCACGGTTTCAGCGAGAACCCTCTTATCACCAAACGAGGCCCCGTGGCATGGGACAAGGGACAGCCGACAATCGAAAGTTATGAAGCGTTGTTCAACACGTTTATCGTCATTCAGAAGCGCAACGGGTGGGGCCTTATCTACATTAAGGGCAAGTTCAACGACAATGCCCGCCGTATTGCGGGCAACGTTATCCTGAACGATACCTCGGGTGCGCCCGAAGCCGACGCGAAGATTTTGAATCCTCCCGCTCCAAGCAATATGACCGATACCCTTGACTTTATGGAGTACACCATTCAGAAAGCGACGGGCACGACGTTCATTCTCCCGAAAGACATCAAGATTAGCGGCGACACTTCAGGGCTTGCCGTGGAGCTTACGCAGGAGTTGGATATGGCCACCGCGCAGGACGGTGTTATCGAATGGCAGAACGTATCGAACAAGATGATGCGTCTGTTTGTGGAGGGCCTTGCCAAGGAACTTGTTTCGAAAGGCGAGAAAGGATTCGAGAACGCCGTTACTGAGTTTCAGGAACTTTCCATCAACAACAAGTTCACCGTCTGGAAGCCGAAGAGCGAAGAAGGTCACAATCAGATGGTGGCTACAATGGTGGGCGCAGGTATCTTGTCTAAGCAGACGGGCGTTGAAAAGAACACGCTCAGCACTCCTGACGAGCTTGCCCGCATCAAACGCGAAACGGAAGAGGCGCAGAAACAGCTTGTCGAACAGACCGCACAAGCTACGACGAGCGCAAATTCCGAAGAGATTATTGACGTAATAGAATAAGTCATATGGTTAAAGAAGTACTTTCCGTCAAGACATATATAGATGAAAATAACAGTACCGACTTCAAGGGTATCGTTATTCGGGAATACTCGTACTCCGCCACGAGAATGAGTATTCCCACACTCACGGCGACTGTGATGTATAAAGAGTGCCTTGACGATTATTGGACGGGCAATGAGTATGTCGAGTTTAGAGGCGAGAAGTACTTCATTCGTCAAGTCCCGACATCTTCAAAGTCAAACGACGACACACGGTACAAACACGAGCTGACGCTTGAATCGGAGCGCAACATTCTCTCGAACGTTTACTTCTACGATATTGTCGACGGATGCGTGCTCGACGTGAACAAGCCCGTCAGCAACAACACTACTTTTACATTCTACGGTACGATTTCCGAGTTCGCAGACCGCCTCAACTGCGCCCTGAAATATGCGGGCGTAGGCGACAGCATCCTGAACGAGAAAGTGCATCTAACGCTTGAAGATGAGCCGACGGGCGACGGTTATTGCGCAGTTGTGGGAGAGGACGGTGACTACGATTATGAAGAATCCTTTGAGTTCAGCTTTGAGGATTCTTTTATTTGGGACGTACTCGAATCCTCTTATGAAACCACGGAGATTCCGTTCGAGTTCAGAGGAAAGAAGATTGTATTCGGCGACGCTCCGAAGGTGCTTGACCACGAGTTCAAGTACGGTATGAACAATGAATTGCTCTCCATTACAAAGACAAATTCAAACGAGCGTATAATCAACCGTGTAAGCTTTCTCGGTTCGTCCGACAATATTCCATACTATTACCCGAACGAAGAGGAATACGGCGAAATAAACTTCTCCAATTCAAACATCAAGGTCATTGACGAGGCTCTGTTTCACAAACGTCTGAGCAGTACCGCTTCAATCGTAAAGGTATCCGAGATGGTTGGCGATGCGAGCGTAAGCGGCTCGTACAACTACATCAACGGCTACAAACTTAATTTCGGCGACTCATACGTTATGGGGTCGGGCGGCGGCGACCTTCGACTCACATTCGGTATTACCGTAGAAGAAGATTGCTATGTTGTAGTAGACGGCGTTTATGCCACATTTACGGGGCGAAAAGGAGGCTATACAAGAACCGACAATCTTGCACTTCAAATAAATTCGGGAAACAAGCCTTACGCAACGACACCCGTAATCTCAGTTAAATACATTAACGGTGACTTGGTTCGGGAGGCCGAGGTTGAGGACGGCAAGATAATTTGCGGCAATCTCGTAGAAGGCTCTTATTTCATAGATATAGAAACTGCATGGCCGAATATATCATACGACATTTACGGGGGGAGTTACCTTGAAAAAATCGTTGACGACACCACTGAGGCTGTAATCGCAGAACCGACTCTTACCGTTTCACAGCACGAGAAAACATTTTACAAAGTTGGAACGAAACGATACAACAGCTTGGCGGACTTAGGGCTTGAAGGTGACATAGACTTGAATGAAACGCTCTCTTGGACGTATGAGGACATGCTGGTTATTCAGTCGAACCTCATGCCGAGCATTTACCGCCAGACGGGCGGCAAGCAACGTTTCTACAACGCGAAGAACAACACTTATAAGAAGCCGGACAGCGATGAGTACTATACGTTCAAGAATGAGTATCAGGACGGAAAACCTTATGAGTATATTCTCTCAGACGAGGATGTAATGCCTACCATCGAGGGCGTTAAAAATTCGCAGGGGCTGTTGCTCGGGCAGTTTGTCGACATCGCCTATGACTCGGACGACAACGACGACACTCAAAACGATACAGACGACGACTCCGATGTTTCCAACTACAAGCATTCTTACTTTTACGCGAGAATCCCGAAGTTCGACGGAGAATACGGCTTCAATCTCTTTGAGGCGGCGGCTCAGACGGGGGCAATGACCCTCCAAATGATTAGCGGCGCTTGTAACGGCTGTAAGTTCAAAGTGCAGATTGTAGAGACCGCGGAGAACGGGGTGCAGGTATTCAAGAACCCCGTGCAGGTGGATAAAAACGGTTACATCGCAGCAGGGTCGCAATCTCAGAAGATTAGCGAAAGCAAGTTTATCGACTCACAGCAGGACACCGAGAACAATTCGGTTTGGCTCGTTTTGCAAAAGGATATTGACACGTTCGGCGTGATTATCCCGAACAAGGCGAACAATTACAAACCAGCGGTGGGCGATAAGTTCAATATCATCGACATTGCCCTGCCTAACGAGTATATCTATGCCGCAGAAAAGAAAGGCGAAGAGCTTGCAATCAAATACATGGCCGAGAACAACGAGGAACAGTTCACGTTCGATATTTCCTGCTCTCGTGTATTCTTCGCCAAGAATCAGGACATCTTGCCTGAAATTGACGAAAATTCCAAGATTAAGGTTGTGTATAACGGAATAGTTTATGAATTGTTTATAACAACCTTTGAAGTTTCATGCAAAGCAAATGAATCTCTTCCTGAAATCAAGTTTACGCTTGAAGATAAGTTCAGAGTCAGCGAGGGCTTTATAAAGAGCGCGGCGGCTCAGGCGGCTGATATGGTGGCGAGTGACAAGGCTGTAAAAGCTGTGGTAGACAGCACTGTGACCACGAAAGTTGCCACGACAGCCACGGTAAGCAAAGACTATCTCAATAAAACTTCCAACGACAGAACGCCGTACAAACTTTCCTCGGATAAAGCCTTTGAGGTGGGCGAGTTTTTGGAGGGTATCAGCGGCGGCATGTTCGGGGTGCGTGATAACGGACAGACCTATATTGAAGTGGACGAGGTTACGGCACGACAAGCCGCAAGTGTACCTTTATCGGAAGTGAGAGTGGGCAACGCCATACTGAAATGGGACAACGACAACAACGCACTTTATGCTACGCGCTTTGACGGAGATGCCGTTAATTTCTACGCAACGGGCGGAGTCAGCGCTTTGGGCTTCGGAGTGGATAACGAAAGCGGGGGAGGTTCCGACTACAGTAGATTGGACTCTTGGGGCGAATACGACTCGACCAAAGCCGATTGGGTTCTCTCCGCAGCGTTGGGGCAGGACTTGAACACCCGGGTAAAATCCCTCGAAGGAGGCAGTGCGCTGACATTCTCCACGTCGGGAAGCGGTAACGCGGTAACGTCAATCAGCAAGTCGGGGACGAAAGTCACTGTGACCAAGGATGCCACGTTTGCGCTTACCTCACAGATACCGACGAAAACAAGCCAGCTGACAAACGACTCGAATTATCTCACCTCGCATCAAACGCTCTACACGTTGACCGTAAACAAGAACGGTTCGCTTGTCGGGACGTTCAATCCGAGCAAGGACGGTACGATAGACATCAACGACGTCGCTTCTGCGGCTACGCTTTCGTCGCATATTTCGGATGACACAAGGCACGTAACGACCGCTCTTACAGACAGCATCAATACAAAGCTTGAAAAGAGCGTATTTGACGATTTGTTCGAAAAGGTGAACATCGGTACAGCAGATACTCCTATCTACGCCATACGTGCAAAATACGGCTTCTATTCGGACAGCTTCGTGAGCGCAATGGGGGCTGACTCGTCAAACTCTTCGGGCGGTTCGGATTACAACCGACTTGATGCGTGGGGCGAGTATGATTCCTCGAAAGCGGATTGGGTATTGTCGGCGGCATTGGGACAGAATCTCAACTCCCGCGTTGCGACACTCGAATCGGGCGGTGGCATGACCGTGGCAAATTCAGGGAACGGGAATGCGGTTACGTCAGTCGTAAAGTCAGGCACTACGATTACCGTTATGAAAGGCTCCACCTTCGCGCTTGCTTCCGATATTCCGACAACGCTTCCCGCATCGGACGTCTACGCTTGGGCAAAGGCTTCGACAAAGCCAAGCTATACGGCATCGGAAATAAGCGGACTCGGGTCGTTTGCCGTAAAGTCCTCGCTCGCTTTCTCGGAGCTGACGGGCAAACCGACGACCCTTTCGGGTTACGGCATTACGGACGTCTACGACAAGGCTACGGTTGACGAAAGGATAAGTCCGCTTGAATGGATTATCCGCAACGACGATAAGGGCAGTCTGTGTGTCACGGATGCAAGTGAGGACGATTATTGGATTCGCTTCGGGTATTATAACGATATTCAGGGCGACACCCGACTGACCGAGATTGCGAGTGACTTGTCGCTTTCAGGTGATTTGTATCTCGAACGGCAATACGCTTATATCGGCGGTGCTTATATTTACAAGTGGCTCGGCATCTACAACAACGGCGTCTTGAAAACCTACTACGCCAACGATTTTATAGATTGGGCTGATGCCGCGGACAAGAAGCATACGCACGATAACAAGTCCTACCTCGACTCGATTGACCAAAACTTGGATATATCCGCCGCGGTTGAATTTGACTCGGTGGAGGCGCAGGATTTATACACGTCAAGCATAAACGGCGAGCGTAACGAAAATGAGCTTGTTTTTGTCGTCGGTGAAGGACTGTATGTGAGAAGCTCTTACAGTAGCACAGACGCTTTTCAGATAACGTTTGACGACGGAGGCGGCGACCGAGCCGACGAGGTGAGATGCATATTCCCGCTTGCGGCGAATGATATTACCGCCGACGGTTCGGCAACGTTTAACGCCGGGCTGTATGTCCCGTCAACGCAGTCGATTCGGCTCGGAGGATGCACGATAACCTACGACGAGGACAACGACACGATATGTTTCGACAAGACGATTGTTTCAAGTAAAGATGTAATAGCGAAAGGAGAGTAAGTATGAGCTACGATAGCGGAATTATAGGCGCACCCGTCAGCATTGGCGACGTGAAGAAATGCTTGGGGGAAACCTCGAACGACTTGCGCACGCTTTGTCAGAGCGGCAAAATAAATCCCTTTGCGCGATATAAGCCGTTGGCGGTGGATACGCTTCTGCCGCTGACGGACGAACAGCGCAAAGAGGCAAATCACGGCATCTCGATACCCGACAAAATTTCGGGAGGCACAACTTTATCCGCTGACTCGATAGAGGACGCCGCGGGCAACAAATGGTATTACTTGGAAAACGGTCTTGAAAGCTGTCCTGCGAGGTTGCTTGACTTTAACGGTTACGACCATTACGCCGTACCGCCGTTGCAGGTGGTATATCCGTCGGAGGGTTGGGAGATGAACATTTCCGATGCAAAACAAAAAACGCTCGTTGTTAATATAAACGGCGACCCCGCCGACAGCACTACAAACCTGCAAGCCACAGACTTTACAGCTGAGCTTGACCTGCGCAAGACTTATGCGGTGGCGGCAATAGACGGCAATAAGACCTATATTGGGAAGAACCCGATTCTCGACGAGGACAGCGGAGAGTTTTACGGTTCTCAATTGTCTATTGACGTCAGCACGCTTTCAGCCGCAACCCATACGATTTGTATGTGCCTTGCATACAAGGAAGATGATAAGTGGCAATATATACCTTTCCCGAGAACCGCTGAAAGCAGTTACAACCCGTCGTCGATGACACTTGTCGTCAAGTCCGACGCTGTAAGCGGCGGCGGCGGTGTGGAAGACGCCGCGAGCGGCGTGGCATTTGCCCCCGACTTCGAGAGCGAATATAAGGAGGCGCAGTATTGCATCAACGAGTACGGCGGCACGTCGGCAATGAGCAACACAACGAAAGATTTGCTCGTCCGCCTGAGTCTTACAAACACAAGCGGCGAGGACAGAACTTTCAGCGCAAGCGACTTCTCGGCGGCACAATACTTTGACGGCGTTAACACCGTCACGAGATATTCAAGCCTTATATCCACAAACAAACCTAACGGTCTGACGAGCGAAAATTCGATAATTATAGCAAATAACAGCACGGTTAATGTATATTTGTACTTCGAGAACTTATTCTCGACGGTCAACGAAACAAGTGTGAATACCACCGTGGAAGTTGCCGTTTTCAGACAAGGCACCGTGCTGTTTGACGGTGAATTGAATTATCACGTCGGCTCGGACGGATGGACTGAAATGTAACTTTAAAACAGAAGCATATGAACATTACATTTAATTCAGTGCGCAACGCCACGGTAAACGTGACAAGCGAAACGGACAAATATTCACTCTCGGCTTACGTAGCGGTAAAACAGCAGGACGGTGCGGTTGGCAACATCGACGGCGGTTCGGTTTCTTCGGACGGCAAACGCCTCGCGACTTTCTCGACTTACCGAAACGAACAACTCTCTCTCGCTTTTGACGGAGCCGCCACGGAGGACTTTTCGGGCATTCTCGAAGCGGTCAAAGAGTTTGTAGCCGCAGTTAGAGAACAAGCGGGCGGCATCAGCGTGAACGTTGAAAACAAGGAGGAGTAAAACATGAGAGTGGCGGACATTAAAGCGGCTTACGAGGTTATCGCCTCGGCAAAGCTCACAAAGATGAACGACGAGGACAAGTTCTTGGTTATCAAAGCGACTCGGGCTATCAAACCTATCGCATTGGATTTCGACGAGTTCAGACGCGACGCGGAGGAACGACTCAAAGAGGACGGGCACGAAGAGATTATAGCCAAGTATCGTCAGTGGTATAAAGAGGGCGAAAATACAAGCCTGACGCTTGAAGAACGCGAAGAGGTTAACAGACGCCTTACAGAATATCGCTCGCGTGTCGAAAAGTGTTTGTCCGAAGAACTTTCTCGCGAGGTCAAGCCGGAATACAAGCGGCTCGGCGAGGAGGCGTTTGAAAAGTTTGTCGCTTCGAATGACTACGACGTCAAAACGATTATTTTACTTCAAGATATTTTAGCATGACAACAGTAAACTACAAATCAGACTTCGACTTCTACCTCTCGCTTGTCGACTCGCGGGGGGTTGACATTGGCGTGCCGACGTGTGATTTCACGATTGTGTTCACGACCACAGGGCTAAGCTGTTACGTCGCTTCACGAGTTGACGACGTGTTTACAAACTGCTTCGACGACGAGGGACGACTTCATATCGTCATGGATAATCACCGACTTTCAGCGGGCACGCTTAAAGCGAAAGTCACGCTCGACCCCGAGAATAAAATCTACCCCGACGGAAAACAAGCGACCGTTTATCCTTTCGGCTTGGAGATTCAGCTCGTCACGGGCTTGGGTGACACTCCTATGGCGGCAGAGATTGAAAAGACCCTGCCGTTTATCAAAGGTGATAAAGGGGATAAAGGCGACGACCTGCTCTATTCTTCACTCACGGACGAGGACAAACAGAACCTGACGGACAATCTCTACGCGAAGTTCGAGCCTACGCTTAACGCGGCTCTTAAAGACTTCGACGATTTGGAGAATGAGGTAAAACAAGCGGAAGAAGAACGTGCGTCGGCAGAAAACTCCCGCGTCGAAGCTGAAACCAAGCGCGTTTCCGCTGAAAACGAAAGAGTCGAAGCGGAAACGGCTCGCCAAAACGCCGAGAAAGAACGCGAGACCGCGACCGAGACCGCTGTAAGCAACGCAAACTCCGCGGCTTCCGCGGCTAATTCTGCGGCAACTGAGGCGACCACAATCGCGAACGAAGCCAAAGAGCAAGCCGATGCGGCAAAGAATTATGTAGACCAAATTGGTGGCTCTCTGGACGAAATAGAGGCTTTATTAGATAAACTCAACGCATAAGACATGGCAATATACGAGAAACTGAAAACGCTTACAGACTCAGTTGTGAGCGTCAAGTCAGCGCTCAAAGCTAAGGGAGCATCTATTGACGGTGCTTCCTTGTCTTATTTAGCTGACAAAACAAGCAGACTTCCAGTCTGGGACAGCTTTAAGTCCCCACTTGCCCAATTAGGCTATACCTCGGAAGATGAGGCTATTTATAAAGACTTGAAGATTGACATGACGACGGTTAAGGAGGATGTGGAGTATAGTTTGGGGCTTAAAAAGAGTAAAGACGGAATTACAAATTCTGGGTTTATGTTTTCGGAAGATACAAAACTTGTATATGCGCCAAATGTAGATTTAAGCAAGGCGTCCAGCTTAATTCGTTATGCTTATAATTGCAAAAACCTTAAAGCAGCTACATTGCATATTGGGAGCAACATAGGGTCGTTGGAGCAGGCTTTTTACATGGCTAAAAGCATTGAAACTATCTCTATTATTGGCAACAATGCCACAAATATTACAAGTCTAAGACTTTTCGCCTCAGATACATTCGCTTTAAAGTCTTTGGATTTAAGGAGTATAAGTCTTTCAAAAGTATCAAATATGGAAGCGTTAGCTTGGCGATGTACGCAGCTTACGACTTTGTGGCTTAATGGATTTGGAGAATATCCTGATTTAGTTTGCAATGCAATTGTTGGAAGCAATTCGCAGCCCGTTCCTTGGGGCACTGGTTCCGACGAAGCTCGTCAGTCTTTAATAGATTCGCTCATTACTTACAGCTTTGACAGAGCCGCGGCTGGATATGATGCGCTTACAATTACATTATCCACAGCAACTAAAAACGTCCTCACCGACGAAGAAAAAGCAGCTATAACAGCGAAAGGGTTTACAATAGCATGAAAGAGATTATAAACGAGCTGATAGACAAGAAACAACAGCTCAAAGAAGAAATAGAAAGAAAGGGAGTGGAT